ACACTTGGAAGGGGAGGGGGTAACGCCCAGAATCAGGGGGCGGTCGAGCGAAAGGGGAAGTCAAGCAATCAAAGGTACGGGGGGTTCGGTTTTGGTTTTTGGATTCGGTTTATGGTGTAGTATAATTAATATGTTCCCGACCTGCATACAAAGTAATATGGTATTGAGTTTGGTATGTGTTAGCGGATTCGTGAAGGGGGGATATATTACACGCAATTATAGAGCGGGAAACTTGCTACAATGATATGTTAAAACTTTAACAAACCTTTAACTTTTGTGTTGATTGTGGTATGGATTAGGGGGAGTATATTTGCTTATTATTTAATTTGCTAAAACAAAATAACAATTATGAAAAACACTAACTTTGATTTGTACGAAGTAGTTACAAACAAAATCCTTGATGAAATCGAAAAGACGGGTAAACTTAATTGGGTTAAAGAATGGAAAACTAAACAAGGTACAAATGCTTTTCCAATGAATGGCATATCTAAAAAAAGATATGAAGGTATTAACTTTTTTCTTTTAAGTATGCACGATTACACTTCTCCATATTGGCTAACTTATAAACAAGTAGAGCAATTAGGCGGGAATGTTAGAAAGGGCGAAAAATCCACAATGATAGTATTTTGGAAGGTCAACGAGTACACCAAATTAAACACCACCACCCAACAAGACGAAACGAAAAAAGTTCCTTTATTACGCTATTATAATGTGTTCAATTTAGAACAATGCGATAATGTAATAATAAAAGGTAACGAAGTTACAACACCCGCAACCGAGTACAACGAAAACGAAAAAATTGATATTGCACAAAATATTGTCGACAGCTACCAAACACGGGAAGCAATACGCTACAATATTAAGGAAAGCGATAGGGCATATTATCAACCATCAACCGACAGCATCACAATGCCATTGCTAAATCAGTTTAATAGTTCGCAATCATTTTATAGTACTTTTTTCCACGAAATCAGCCACAGCACGGGACACAAAAACCGCCTTAATCGTAAGGAAGTAGTAGAAACAAGTTTTTTTGGTTCATGTGATTATGGCACGGAAGAATTGACCGCAGAATTAACGAGTGCTTTTATATGTGCTGAAATTGGGATAAGCAACGAAAACACCGAAAGGAATTCAGTAGCATATTTAAAGAATTGGAAAAACGCTATTAAGGGGGATAAAAAGCTATTTTTAATGGCATCACAAAGAGCAAGTAAATCAGCTAAATATATCCTTAACAAGCAAGAAGAAACACACGAAGAATAAACAAATAAGGGGGTGAAATATCCCCCTATTTTTAACTTTTGTTTAACAACAACCTATAAATAATTAACTTAATTTTGAAATCTAAATAACAAACAATGAAAAAATATTCACTATGGACTATTGAGCATGAAAGTATATATGTTGTAATGGCATATAAAATAAAGGACACTAATAGCAGTATAGAAGTAGATAAATGGATTGATGAAGATTGCGACCATGTTGCAAGTTTCTACCGAGATGAACACGAAATAAATGCTAATTATTTACAAACATTTCAAAACTATTAATTTATGAAAATTCAAGACACCTACCAATTTAAATCACATTGCTTAACATTAAGATTAGTAAAAGAACGCAAAGCAAAATATAAAAATTTTGTAGCTTATTTTATAATTATATCCTATGTTAATTTTGTTAAATTTTTTAATCTTTAATATAAAAACTATGAAAATCAATGTAAAAGAAATTACAATCCATTGGGCAGAAGGGGGCAATCAAAAATACGATAAGTTCCCTAAAACCTATTCAAATTATGCAGAAGTGAATGAAGCACTGAAACCTATTTATGAAGACTTTGCCGAAATTGGCGAAGGATATAATAAGGTAAAATTTAGCTTATTATTTGAAGACGGGGAAAATTACGAAGGTCGGTTATATGTATGCGAAAAATGTGATAACCCTATAAAAAGTGATAATGTAATAGGGCAACATATCAAAGATTTTTTAAACAATATAATCAAGGATAACGAAAACGACAAAGAAGATAGAACAAACGCAAACAATTTTATTAATAATTATCAACTATAAATTTATGCAAACGATTAACAAATTAAAAGCACAAATAAAAGCATTAAATACCCTAATTAAAGAAGGCAGAGTAAAAAATGTGTACGCAGTTCAAAACAAGATTAAAACCCTAAAAAATAGGCTTAAAATTGAAATAGACCTATATAATTGGGAAAACTACCTATCTAATTAATTAAAACTACAAAAATATGAAAACAACTAACAAAATAAAAGAACAAATAAAGGGATTAAATACTTTATTGTGCCACTTATCAGTACAAAAAAAAATTGAACCCCAAATAATTTATAAGCTATGCAATACAATTAAAAACCTAAAAAACAGCCTTAAATTAACTAAAAACTAAAATTTATGAATGATTTATTTGAAACCCCCGAATTATTACCCAAAAATATACAAGCTATTTTAAGTAGGTATGCCGACCTTGAAATTGAAAAAGGGGTACAATATGCCGACCTTATCCAAATGGGCAAGGAATTAGCTTATTATGGCTATCAATTTGATTTTTATCTTGATTGCATACCTTATAATTTACAAAAAATATTAAACTAAAAAACTATGAAAGATTTTAATAAACAATTAGATGAAATTAGAACGCAGGTAATTGATGAATTAAAAAGTATTGGCGACTTTGTTCTAATTAATAAGGAAGCCGAAGATGAAAATGACCTTTATAATGACAAAATTTACGATTTACCCGTAATAAGAAGCATTAATAAATATGACCAAATGGTATGGTTTGCAGTTTCTAAAATGTCGTTAATTGGTGATTTACTGATATTTGATTGCTTTGAAAGAGAAGAAGAATTCGTTAGGCAATTTACTATAAAAGATATACCATTAGATGAACTTATTGATATTTACGACCATATACAATACAAAACACAAAACGCATAAACTTAACAATTAAACTAAATAAAATGAAAGAATTAAAACTTGACAATGCCATTGAAATTAGATTAGCCATTGATAAAGGACTAAAAGTCTATTGTGGCAATCCTATGTATGAAGTAATTAAGGATAGAATTGGGCAATATCTTATTGTATGTAAAACGGGTTACTGCGTTGGATTAACTTGGAAGGATGGCACTACTTTAAACGGGGAAGATTTTTATGCAGTGGTTCAAGATGAAGAATTTTATGCACTATGCAGAACTGAAAACCAATTAAATTAATTTTATGAAAGCAGAAAAAATAAAATGGACTGAATTAGATTATCAAGGCGATAATGATAACCTACAATTTGGGTTAGAAATATTAGATGAAGAAGGATATAGTTTTGATTGCCATTGGTTTGAAAATGATGAAAAAAGGCAAAAGTTTATAATTGAAAACAATATTTATACAAATTAAATTAAATTTTATGAAAGTACTACAAGCAAATGACGGGTTTTTATGGGCAGATGTTACCGATATAGCACGAAGTATATGGCTATCTCAAGACTTTGAAATGTATGTCATATATGACGACCAAAGTGAACACCTAATTAATACAGAAATTGATTTTGAAGACGCAATTAGTGAGAAATGTATTATTGCTATTGAATTATGTTTTATTAATGAAATTAAACCAATATAAAATGAAACAACAAAATCCAGAAACTAAAGAATTTGAATTTTACATTGAAGAAAGATTAATGATATGGAATAGGCTAAAATTTAGTGTTGAAGCCGAAACATTGGAAGAAGCCAAAGAAAAGGCAAAATATATGGTAACAAAAGAAAGGGAAGATATTGAATTTTGGGATAATATAATGCTATATGATACCCTGACTGAAATGGAAGTAGGGGATAACGAAGGCAACCCTACATTAGAACTTTATTGTGATAAAGATGCCGAATTAATATATGATAATGCCAATGAAGATATAAAGCCTATTAATGGGTTTGAGAAATTGTATCAAGACATTGCTAAAGCTAATATTTTAACAAAACTTTAGGTTTTCCTTAACACTTTCTTAAGAAATGACCTTGTAATTTTGTAGTATTAAAAAATCAAAAAAAATAAATTATGATTAACAAAAGAAAAAGATACACCGAACAAGACTTTGCCAAATTAGGGTATAGTCAAGTTACTTTCCGCAATCAATTACCATATCAATTCTTTTTTATGAAAGAAAACGATATACTGATATGCAAAAGAATACCAATTATAGGTTTGTATTCTGCGGATAATACTCAAGATAAATATAAAATTGTAAACTAAAAATTATGAAAAGAAAACTAACAAAAGCAGAAGAATTAAAGTTAATCATTATTGAAAACTTTATTGAGTATTACACAAGTAGTGATAAAGAAAGAAAGGCAATAAAAGAATGTGCCTATGATTATGTAATTGAAGACCATTGTAACGAATTGGAAGAATTAATTTAATTTATTTTGCTAAATCAAAATAACATTATACCTTTGATTAAATTAAAAAACTAAAAAAACAAATGAACACACAAACAACCAACTTATTTGCAACCGCAACAAAAGTTAAAGAAACAATTAAAAAGACCGATAAAAAGGTCATTAAAGCACCTTTATTGGCAGATAAAGTAAAACGATATGCAGACCTCAAGCAAATAATAGACTCCGCTACGGGGGAATTAAAAATGATTGAAGGGGATATTAAGGTAGTAGGTAAAGACTTATTTATGAAGGAATACCGACAACAAAAAAGCACACCCGATAATTTTAAAATTCAAGACGAAACGGGTAATACTTGTATGCTTATTGTAATGGATAAGTACACTATTGTTGATGAAACAAAGGCGGGTATATTGGCAAACTTTGGCGGGTTATTGGCTGAAAATGTAGTGTATAAATTTAATGCTGAATTAGTAGAAAAATACGGACAAGTATTAAGTGAACTTATACTTAATAGCCCCGCCATTGACGATATGGATAAAGGCAACCTTATTAGTGGCGAGAAGACTTTTTCAGTGGCAAAGGGAAGTATAGACCGCTTAATGCAGTATGATAACCCCGAACAGGTTTTTGAATTAATTAACCCTATTATAGCACTTAAAAAATAATTATATGAACGATACAATAAAAAAACTAACATTATACCCCGAAGACTTTGAGAAAACTCATATATGGAAAGATATATGCGATTGCTTGGGAATATCTTACAATAGCCCCGAAGTACATATTGAATTTGTTAATGTTAAAACTTATGAAGATGATTAAAGCAACCTCAATATTTATGTACGAAATGATTAAATTATTGGTAATTGGATTGCCGATTGCAATTATACTCCTTTGCACTATGAACCTATTTTTTGAACTTAAAAGAATAATACAATGGATAAGAAATTAAGTAAACACCAAATGTTAAGGGAAACTATGTATGTAATGTTTAAGGATAACCACCTACCTTATTTAGATATGGAAGACTTTATGGTAATGTGGCAATCATTAGCAGATAGATGGGACATTCGTATAGCAGACGACCAATGGGAAGAATTTATTGAAGAAGTAAATTGTGTAGCATCAAATAGACAAAATATTTTTAATGAAATCTTTGATAAATACTTTATATGATACCTTATTTAAATTTTAATTACATATATCCACCCCGTCCAGAATTTAAGATACCCCCGAAGGACTTACATACTTTTGACAATGGCGAATATGTAGTACAACCGAAGTACAATGGAACTTGTTGTATTGTATTTACTAATGGGACTGACTTGTATGTTTATAACCGACACAAACAACCTTTATCTTGGTACAGCAATGATATAGATTTTAGGGGATTGGCACACTCCGAACAATGGTATGTATATACGGGAGAATATCTTAACAAAGGCAAATTAGGGGAAAATGGTACTAAAGAAAAGGATAAGTTTATTATATGGGACATACTTGTATGGGCAGACCAATATCTAATAGGGGACGACTTAATGACAAGATTAAACCTACTCGAAGAAACATATCCATCGGAAAGGGGAAGGGTAACCCGTGATGGCTTGGAATATTATGAACACCTTTGTTTAACTAATTTAAACAATATTTATAAAGCACCTACCTATATGAACGGGTTTTCTAAATTATATCAAGACATTGTTAAAGTTGATATGTATGAAGGATTGGTTATAAAGAAAATTGATAGCAAATTAACTTTTGGCTTTCAAGAATTAAATAACCACGATTGGCAAGTAAAATGTAGAAAGGAAACTAAAGTATATAAATTTTAAAAAATTAAAATGAAAAAAAACAACACTAACAAATCTAATTGAAACATTAGAAAAAGAGATTAAGAAAACATCACTTGGTGGCATTAAATTTTACGGATTAAAGGAAGCACAAAGATTAGCCAAAGAAGTCCTTATTGATGAACAAAGGGAAATTAGAGATGCATTTAATAATGGCGAAATGAATGTTTGGAATAGGGATAGAGATGGGAATATTTTTGAATACGAAGGTGGCGAGGATTATTTTAATCAAACATATAAACTCAAACACCAAATTGAAGATAAAGAAGAATTAGAAAAAGATAGGCAAACCGAAAACCAAATAGAACAAGAACAAATTAATAAATTTTAAAAAACAAAAACCAAAAAAAATGAAATTAGAATTAGTAAAAGAAACAAAAATAAACGGAACAATTTTATATTCCGTTGAAATGGATGGCAAATATGTAAGCAATACTGCTACTGAAAATTTAAAACAAGCTGAAGGATTTTTTGATTTATTAAAAGATAACCCTACGGGGACAATAAAGGAAACCATTAAAACAATAGAAAAATAAATGAAAACTAAACAAATTAGTTTAATGGAATATTCTCAAAAAATAAACCCTTCTCACTTTAGGGCTAATAGGAAATTTCCTAATCAACAAATAACACAACAAGCTATAAAATACAGGATTAAAAACGGGATGCCATTGCCAGAAGTAGTAAAATACAATAGAGTAGGGAAAATCCATGTTATAACCGTGTTGGCGAATTTTTAATTTAAAATATAAACAAAATGAATAAAGAAAATTACAATCAAAGAAATGTAGAGTGGATAATTAATTGCATTAATTCATGTACTAATAACGAACAGCTTGATTGCTGTGAAGTACTTATAGGATTATTTAGATTTAGACTTATGAAGGATAATACTGATGAAAAAGATATGCACGATATAGAATGTGAAATCATAGAAACATTTGTCAATAAAAGAGCTTTTTTAGAAATTATATAATATGAAAAATAACTACGAATTAAAACAAACAATGTTATTGTCCATAGAAAATGAAACTTTTAGGGAGCGAATTAAAGAATTAACATTAGAAATAAAAAAACTGAAAGAAGAGAATGAAAGAAGAGAAAAAGTGGTACAAGGGAAAAGGGAAAATGCAATTATTCAAAAATGATAATTTAATAAGAGAGTACACTTATCCTAATGTTCACGACAGAAAAAGAATTTATAAAATATGGATGGTTGAAATAAAACCTAATGGAATAGATTGTTATGAACTAATTATTAAACCCGAAACGCCTCTTTTTTAAGGGGCGTTTTACTTTAATTCCTTTTGAAAGTAAAGCATTTCTCTACCGCCATAAGCATATTCGGGAGAATAGAACTTAAACCCTTGTGATATTAGACTATTTACGCTTGGGTAATTATCAATACTTGTATAGGTTATAGCCATATGACAATCATAGGCTGACTTAATCCTTAATTTAATCATTTTCTTTTGCAATCCTTGTCCGCGATAATCTTTATGTACCCACGCCCTTACAAATATACAAAGCCCTTCAGTAAACCCGCATCCACAATAAGCTATAATTTGATTCCCCGAAACTATTACCCACCAGTCCCTGTTTAATTTAAACTCATCATTGCATCCATTAAATACCTTATAATCCAATTCTATTACTTGCTCGTAAAGATTAGGCTTTAGCACTTTGCCTCTACTGAATACCTTTATGGTTTTCATGGTTATACAATTTTACCTTTGAATATTCTTTTGTTATTAAATTCAAAGTCCTCCCCGTTCGAGTCAAGGTCTACCTCTGCAAACCCATGATTCCACTTATTTAGGGGCATATAGGCGGGGTGCAATTCAGAAAGGCAACCCAATGACCAAGTGGTTACCATCTTGCCGGTAAGGGTAGGTTCTGTATGTTCTGATGTCTGGTGGTTATGTCCTTGGAATGTGCTAACCTTTGCTTTTAAGAATAATCCCCTAGCAGGATTTACAGGTGCTGATATTCCACCTACATATTCATGCCCATGAATCCCCCACAGATTATTTAATTTCATAGGACGCTTGTCCCCTATCATTTCTATCCCTCTGGCTCTTGCCTTAATGATATTCTCAAATTCAAACTCCTCAATACCTACTAATTCACCGGCTTTCTCGTAAAGGAAATGCTCGTATCTCTCCTCGTGGTTTCCTATCTTAAAATATATTTTACACTTTAGCTCCTTTTCAAAGACATCAAACAATGCTTTGAATGTATCTAGTTCTAGCTTAAAGTTTCTTTTCTTTGGGTCTTTAATAAATCTGCTTAAACGATGGCAGTCAATAGTATCGCCATTCAATAGTAACGCATCGGGCTTGGTTTTCTTTGCATATTGGATGGCAGCCGTAATTGCATCTATGCTATGGTAGGGGACATGGATATCAGATAATATTAGAATTTTTTTATGCCCTTTGAATATGTATGGTTCAAAAGCAGTTTCATCTGATGTCGGTAAATTATATGGATTTCTAGGTCGGGCTTCATCCTTAACAAGATTGGGCGAAACGCTTACTGCATATTTTTTGTACTCCGCCCCTTGTTTGCCTTCAACATATCTTAAACAAGTTCTTGCACCTTCTTCATCTCTAAATGACAAATTATTTTCAGCGTACATTATCCTTGCTAGCTTTTTAGTAGGATAATCGGGATATTTTGTTCTATATTCTCTTGCTATTTTTGTGTTGCCATTTTGTGAAGCCATAAGGGTTATTTAAATGTAAGTCAATGAGGTTTTATTTTTATTAGTTCCATTTAGCATCGACTTTAATGTACTATGCTTGTACCCATATACAAAAGATGCTTCTTTGCAAGATTGATAATAAACTCCGTTTTGAAGATTTAAAACAAGTTTAGATAATGATACCCCATTAACATTTTTTAAGCCTTTATTCCAAGCAATGCAACCTTTTTTAGCTTTTGATAATTTTATATTCGCACCTGTTTTTAAGCCTTTATTCCAAGCAACCTTCCCCATATTTTTTAATCTTATTTGCTCTATTAATTCTTTAGAATGAGATTTATTATACATAGGATTACCTTTCCCACTAAATCTTTCACTGTTCTCTTTTCTTGTTTTTTCACTAACAATTAATCCAAGAGTACCATCGCCACCATCAGTTAAATTGGATAATATCCCATTGCTATTGTCTATTCTTCCATATAACTTAATGAACTCAATCTCTTTTTCACAAGCATTATCCCAACTTAACCCATCCAGCATTATCTCTACTTCTATTTCAGACTTTGATGCTATTCTAGACCAAACAATATTCCTTCTATCTTTTTTTATTTCATACGCTCTATTGTAATTAGAATCACTCCCAATACCAATATAAAATGGTTCATTTTTATCTAACCTAATATGTCTGTATAAATATGCCATTAATATTTTGAATATGTCATTTTACCATTAACTTTTACAGCCCTTAAAACTTCTTTTTTGAGATTACTTTCATCGTAACTTACATGAACCCAATCCGGCTCTTGTTCTGTACCACCTTCCCAGATTAATTGCTTGAAATTTAAATTATCTTTAATATAATCAAACACTTCTTTGTTGGTTATGCCATGACTATGCCCTTGTTGGTCTAGGTCAAGCGCACGACCAAGACAATGGTCTGATGTTTTAGAAGCCCCCGGCGTACAAGCATTAAGCTCTTTGCTCCTGTATCCAGAACTAATATGAATAGGACAACGGAAATGATTCCTTACTTTTTCAAATACATTTTCTGCTAACAATTTAAAGTTAGCTATGTGTTCTTCTGTTGGCATATTTGAAATGCCATGACGCTTTGCAGTTTCGCTACGGATTACTTCTGATAAATCTAAATGTTCTGAAATTTTCATATATTATGATTTTGGTTCTTCTTTTTTAAATATCTTTTCTGCTGTAGTTAATCCAAGACATCCAAAAGCTAAAGTTGCAACTGCGTACACTAATGCCTCGCTAGGAGCTTTATTTAATTCGCTAAATGAATTGTGGTACATTGTAATGCATAACGCTACAACGCACAATAAACCACATAAACGCTTCATTGATAACCTTCCGTTATCTTCGGTGAAAAATTGTTTCATATTAATTAGTTGTATCGGTTTTGACTTTACCCCAAAAATTCTTTTTCTCTTTAATTTGGATAGTATCATGAATGTAAACATAAATAGTATCTATTTTCACAATACTTATTTCATTTTTTAATTGACTAATTTCGCTTTTCATTTGGGTAATGGTTGCAACTGCATTTGTAACTAATTGTTTTTCCTTTTTAGTTGCCTTTGCTAGAACTGTTGCAGATTTTACATTGGTTGCATCTACTTGCTTCATTAATTCCTCAAATTCAATATCCTTGTCAACCTTTTGAGCAGATACCCCGCAACCAAATAAAAATAAAATAAATAAATATTTCATTAGTTAATCTTTTGAATTTTACCTAATTGCTCCAAAGTAGAAAGTTTTGTACTTGCTGCTGCTAAACTTGAATCACATCTGCGTAAAGCATTTGTAACCACATCCAGCCTAGTTTCTAGTTTCTCAATCTTTACATCTTGATTTTTAGCCTGACCTTGAAAGGTAGAACGCACATCAACATATAAATAGCCAATGGCTACTAAAACCACAAACAAAGTACCCACGACAGGGTTGGATGCAAACTCTTTAAATTTAATTGGTATCATATTTAAAATAATTTTTTATATAAGCCTACGCTTATGTGATTGGTTGTATAATTAAATGTATATCCCTCTTTTTGCTTCTTATAAATAACACCCACTCCGACTCCTAGTTTTTGGTCAAACCTTCTGTAATCGCCTATTAACCCCAAGAATAATTCATTTTTAGGCTTGTGGTAAATATCGTTCTTTATTGTGATTGTTTTTTGTACAAAATGTCCGCCATAACCTCTGCCTAAAATTCTGTTTTGAGATATTGTATCGTGAATATATACGTATTGAGCCGTATCTATCCGTAAAGTATCCGTATATTGCTTTACTTCCCTATAATCTTTAACTATGTATGCTGTGTCGTGTATTTTTATAGAATCAACTAAAAATAATGTGTCTAAAACGACAAAAGGGATGTCCTTCCCTTTCTTATATTTGTATATTGTAGTGTCCTTTATTAAGGTATCTACCCTCGTTATTATGTGGTCGTCTTTTATGTAAGTGGAATCACCTAGTACAAAAAAACCTAAAACTAATACTAATAAAAGTATTAAAATGTTTTTAGCTGTTGCCATCTTTTTTGATGTGTTTGGTTTTCCAATAATAATACCTCATTGCAAATAAACCTGACCCAATAGCAACTAATCCAGCAGTTAAGCTTACAAATGGCTGAATGGAACTGATAGTAACGACTGCCGATAGTATGCTTATAGATGCCGATGCGTCCGCTAAATTATGTTGAGTCATGTCAATTTTTAACCAAATATAAATATTATTTAATTATATTTACCTATATTGTCCACTTTTTTTCCGGACAAGCGTCACTACCAACAGGGCTAAACACCTTTTTTGAAGTCGTACACCCACATTTACTACAAAAATCCCTAACAAGTGATTGCTTCCAAAACTCACAAGTAGCACATATCTCAAGTCTTTTTTCAGCTACTTCCTTCTGCTCTTCTGTTGGGTTCATTGCAGTCATATAGGATAGCAATATTTCTTTTACTTTATTCATGAAACAAAGATAAATAATTTATTTAATTAAATTAAATTAATATCTTTGCCTTAAACAAAACAAATAACCTATGACACCAAAAGAAAAAGCACAGGAATTATTTATTAAATATAGAAATGAATTAGATTTTGCATTAGATTATGATATATACATAGTTTATGCTAAAAGATGTGCATTGATAGCAGTAAATGAATTAATTGAAAGTTTTAATTCAATATATGATGCATCAATAAGAAATATTGAAAAATATAGTGGTGCAAAATATGGAATGAAAGACTATTGGGCTGAAGTAAAACAAGAAATAGAAAACCTATAATAATGAAAAAGATTAAACTGCTCTACTTGATGAGCCACATTTCAACGGGGGGGATGCCTCAATTTGTGTTAAAACGCATTCAAACATTACTAGATTATACTGATTCGTTTGAGATATTTGTTGCTGAATATGATGATTATGGCAAGATTTTCCCCGTACAAAGAAATCAAATAATGAAGTTAGTGGGGGATAATTTCTTTAGCCTTGGTGAGAATAAGATGAGGGTGATGGAAATAGTGAGGACTGAAGAGATAGATATTGTCCACCTAGATGAAATGCCAGAGTCAACGAATAATGATAGGCTTTTCACTGATTTGTATCGTAATGATAGAAAGTGGAGAATCGTTGAAACCTGCCATAATTCCAACTTTAAACCACATGAAGAGAAACGCTTTCATCCTGATATGTACGCTTTCTGCACCCCTTGGCATGAGAATATTTTTGCAGGATTAGATGCTAAATTTGTAACTATACCTTATCCAATTGATATACAATTTACTACTAACAGATGGGTATCAAGAGCTGAATTAGGGTTTGAAGGGAATAAGAAACATGTTATTAATGTAGGCTTATGGACTCCGGGCAAGAATCAAAAAGAAGGCATTGAGATTGCTCGTAAGTATCCTGATATGATGTTCCATTTTATTGGTAATCAAGCGGGTAATTTTGAGGATTATTGGCGACCATTAATGAATGATTTGCCTAAAAATGTAAAGGTATGGGGAGAAAGAAGCGATATATCTTTATTCATGATGGCGGCTGATATCTTTATGTTCAATTCTACTTGGGAGCTTAATCCATTGGTATTGCGTGAAGCTATTGCTAATGGACTTCCTATTGTTGCTCGTAATCTACCTCAATATGCGGGAATGTATGATGATTATATTAATCCTATTGATACTGATTTAAATAATTTAGAATGTAATTACAAAGTACCTACTGATAATACCTCATTGACCTTTGGATTAAGACATGAAGAAGCCTATAAAAAGCTATTAGAATTGCCCTTAAAAGAGCAAAAGCCTATTATAATTCAACATTTTGTTGACCAACCTTTTTTAGAGATTAAAGGCGTCAACCCATTTGATAAAAGGGATAAAGATGCAGTGTCCATAGTACTTGCACATCCTAATAATGACTTTAGAAAACAGCTATTAAAGAATTGTTTAAACAGATTGAACACTAATATTATCCTATCTGTAAACTATCCTGTAGAAGAAGATGCTCAATCATTATGTGATTATGTTATTTATACAAAAGAAAACCCATTGCTTTATAAGGATGAATTTGATAAGTATGGTGTAGCTTTTTACCATTTCCATACAAATGAAAAAGGGGAAAAAATATATGAGCTATTTGAAAAAGAGCATGGGTATTGTGTTTATACTTTAATGCGTAATGGCGTTGAGTATGCGAAAAAACTAGGGTATAAAAAAGTAAACATTATAAACTATGATTACGAGCTTTCAAAAGCCACCATTAATGATAATCTTAAAGCACTAGATACGGAAGATTTTGTAGTTTATAAGTATGGTAGCACTAGCTACGAGGAAAATTCTTATTGCTCTGCTTTCTTTTCAGCTAGAATAGACGCTATACATTCTTTTGTGACTAAATTTAAAGATAAAAAAGACTATTATACTAGCGGAACATCCTTTAATATATTGGAAGTTAAATTCTATAATTTCCTAAAACAAAGTGATTACAATATCAAGGAACTTTTAATGTCAGACCTAAAGAAAAACAACAAGGTAGATGTTGAAGGAATAGATTATACCAATAATGAACAAAGAGATAAGGTAGTTATAGATAAAAGATTTTATGTTGAATACTATGATGACAATGGCAAATGCGTCTATAATAACCACATTGATGTCAATAATTGGGTTAAATTAAACAGACAATGGTTTACCAATTGGAAACTTAAGATATGGGATGAAGGTAAATTAATCCATGAAAACACATTAAACTACGAAGGTAAAAGGGTCTTGATAACGCTTGAAAGTAAATCATTGGGAGATACTTTGGCTTGGGTTCCGTATGCCCTAGAATTTAAAAAGAAACATAATTGTACGGTGATTTGCAGTACATTTTGGAATGATATTTTTGACTATCCAGAACTAGAATTTGTAAAGCCGGGGACAGTAGTTCAAAACATCTATGGTTTATATAGGGTTGGATGGTTTTATAATGAAGATAGAGAGCCTGAAGTACCGCACACAATACCAATGCAGAAGTCTGCCACCAACATATTAGGCTTGGAATACAAGGAAATTAGAGCCAAATTAAAGGTAAAAAAGGTAGAAAAAGTGAAGCAAGTGGTTATAGCCATTCATTCAACTGCTCAAGCAAAGTATTGGAATAACCCTACGGGATGGCAAGAAGTTGTGGATTATCTACTAGGAAAAGGGTATGTGGTTAAACTATTATCTAAAGAAGGAATAGATTATATGGGCAATATAGCCCCAAATGGCGTAGTTCTACATCCCAATGGTAGCATTGAGTCAGTTATGGAAGAAATGCTTAAATCGGAGCTATTTATAGGCATAGGAAGTGGTCTATCTTGGTTATCTTGGTCGTTAGGTGTTCCTACTGCTATTATAAGTGGATTTTCAGAGCCTTTTGCTGAAGTAGAAGATTGCATTAGGATATCTGCACCCGAAGGGAAATGTAGTGGATGCTTTAATAGATACCGACTAAATCCTGCTGATTGGAATTGGTGTGAAGACTATAAAGATACTGATAGACAATTTGAGTGTACTAAATCAATTACCGGTCAAATGGTTATAGATAAGCTACCTATTTAACAAGCAACTCCTGTAGCTGAACCTAATGTATCCCCGCTTAAATTAAATTCATCAAACCCTCCACCGCTACCATCACTTCTACAATATGTATATCCGCTTGTATTATTGTAAGGGAATAATAATGCCATATCTGTATATAAAACTAATCCATTGTAGAATAATTGGCTTCCTTCCCAATATAAATATTGTTGTGGACTACTTTCGCTACAAGCTTCGCCTGAATAAGTACCAAACCAAACATCTCCTGCATATACTGGACATGATGTTATTGAGTCAATAGTATAATTATCAGAAAATTGTATTATGTTATTCCCTATTGCATAATAATTTTGAGATGCTGCGCTACTTGGAACAGCTTCTATTTCTGTTGTTCCATAAATATCATAATAAAGAGTTGCGCCTACACTTATAGGGCTATAATTAGAATATACGGTAAATGAATTAACTGCCGAACAAGCATCATCTGCAACTGTAAATCCTATTACAACAGGTAGTGTATCATTATAGTCGTAGTATAATGTATAAGAATATTCTAAAGGAATTAATTCAGGTGTGTATGGATAGACTATTGCCCTACTTTGTATATTATTCCAAGAAATAACATTATCTATAGGCACTGCACTCCATGATGAAAACGGAGATTTTGAAATATATACATACGCTTGATTAGAAGAGTAAGCCATTATATATGGAGTTGAACCATAATCATAAGCAGTCATTGCTATTGATGTTATAATACCACCAGAAATAATTCCTGTTATTGGGAATGTCGCACCCGAATCTGTTGAAATATAATATTTCCCACTCTTGCCCATCCCTATTTGATAAACTCCATCATCTGTCATAGCCACAAAATCCATAGAATAACTTGCATCGTAAATGCGCTCTGTAAAACTGCCCCCTGAATTAGAGCTTGCGTATATTCTTCCTCCTCCTGTACCTCCATTATATCCTGAAATTATCTGATATAATCCCGTATTTGACATTTTTATATCAGTATAAAGAGTTGTTGAAAAGGCGCTAGATAATGTCCAACTCGAACCAAAATCTGTTGAATAATATCTATATGAATCACCGCTTAAAAACCATACAAATGTTTGATATCTTCCATTTTGCGACATACCGCAATTGCCAACCGAACTAGTATTTTTAGAATCTATTGGAGTCCAACTACTTCCATAATTACTTGACCCGTAAAAGCCAATAATTCTTCCGCCACCGGGAGGGGTGCTACAAACAATTGCCATCATGTACTGACCTGTGAATGACACACCCACTTTTCCAAACACAATATCTGTATTAGATGGCGAACCAAAATAAAAACTAATCGCTGTAAATGTTGAGCCGCTATTATTGGATATCATCAATCTCCCATTATCGGAAAAACCAAAATCTTTTGAAATACATACATAAACTCCATCATTACTTACTCCTATTGCATTATAAACATCATTAGTAGTTAATCCTGAATAGTTAGTAAATACTAATCCTGCATTAATCGAAAACCCACTATAAGAATCCCTAGCACCCCATACGGAAAGCGAAGGTATATCTAATGCAACTATATCCTGATATCTAGGGCATCTGTTTGATGCATAAGTAGAAAATGGGGAAGCCGATTGGTCTACATAATAAGCAGCAATCAATTCAGCTTTATTAGCAATAGCTAATCCGGTAGGAGGTGTTCCTCTAGCGGTTAAGCCCATAGTACTTAAGTCAGTCCAAGTTACTAGGTAGTTATTAGCTTTCATTATTTCAATTTGGCTTCAAGTTCTGCAATTCTTTTCTCTAGGGCTGCTATTTTTAATGTGTGTATATCTGAATAGTTTACGACTAATTTTTCATTTCCTGAAACTACATCTGCAAGGTATGATTGTACTTGTTGAGCTGAATAGCCATATCTAATTGCATCACTATTTTCATCTGTTCTAGTGAATTTAATTACATCTAATGGTAAATCTATGGATGGGTTTGTTTCAAGTACGTTTTTAAATCTTATATCAGAAGTTTCATAAAAAGAACCAGCATTTAACTGACTAGTACTTGTTACATAAACGGATGAGCTTCCTGTTGCACTATTAGATGTTCCATTGGCTAAAAGGACGTATCCTACATTGGTTGGTGAGATAGAAGTAAACCCTGTTCCATTAGCTCCTGAAGTTCCTGAACTACCACTATTTCCCGAAGTGCCATTGACACCATTTATACCCGATGTGCCGTTGATTCCGTTGATACCACTTGTACCATTAATACCATTTATTCCGCTTGTTCCTGATGAGCCATTTAAACCATTTGCGCCCGAAGTCCCAGAACTACCATTTCCGCCTTGTGCGCCCGAAGTCCCAGAACTACCATTTCCGCCATTAATACCTGATGTTCCGTTTAAGCCATTAATTCCTGAAGTACCATTAATACCATTAATTCCAGAAGTACCATTACCTCCAGAAGTACCGCTAATCCCTGCTGTTCCGTTTATTCCACTTGTTCCGTTGATACCGCTTGTTCCATTGGCACCATTGATTCCTGATGAACCTGATGAACCACTTACGCCACTTGAACCGCTACTACCACTTGAACCGCTATTTCCTGAAGTACCGTTTACGCCATTGATACCTGAAGTACCATTAATTCCGTTTATACCACTAGTTCCGCTTATACCATTAATTCCTGATGTCCCTGATGAGCCATTGCCTCCATTTACACCTGATGTTCCTGAAGAACCACTTACCCCACTTGTACCTCTTGTACCGCTAGTACCATTTATCCCACTTGTTCCGTTTAATCCACTTGTTCCATTGACTCCACTTGTTCCTGCAACTCCCGAAGTACCGCTACTACCAGAGCTACCATCTCCACCACTTGCACCTGCTAGGTTTACAGTCCAAGAGTTATATGTACCTGAACCAACTGTTGTACTTGGTGAACCGAAAGATAAACTACCTGTTATGCTATTGTAAGATGTTACAGCTGATATTTGATAATTACTGCCATCGTAAGAAATCAATATACTTTGAGCGGAGCTATAAGCCAATCCTGTTCCAACAGTTACTGTTCCTGAATTTCCTAGAGTAAAAGATGTAGCTGAAGTGGTTAAATACTTATCTCCATTAATGCCATTTACACCAGTAGTACCTGATGTTCCTGTTGTACCTGATGAACCGCTAGTTCCCGTTGTTCCTGATGAACCGCTAGAACCAGAAGAGCCAGAGCTTCCACTTGAACCACTAGAACCTGAAGAACCAGAGCTTCCGCTAGACCCACTAGAACCCGATGTGCCAGTAGTTCCTGAAGTACCCGTAGTTCCTGATGTACCATTAATACCGCTAGTTCCTGATGAGCCTGAAGAACCACTTGACCCCGAAGAGCCAGAGCTTCCACTTGAGCCTGAAGAACCAGATGAGCCTGATGTTCCATTACCACTAGTGCCTGAAGTACCTATTCCACTAGTGCCTGAAGTACCCGTAGTTCCACTAGAGCCATAAATAGGAATATTTAATACATTGCTACTAAAAGTAGCGGGTCCAGTCACCCCGAATGTGGTTAAACTAATTGGTAGTTGATAATCTACATTTGGGATTGCAGTTGAAAAACCACTTGTACCGACTTGTTTTACTAATCCTGATACATTAGCTATTTCACTGATGACTGTATTTTTACTCATTTTATTCTTTTTATTCTACTTTAGGAGCTTGAGCAGCCTTTTCTATATCAAAAGCTGCTTTTTCAATTACTTTTAAAATTTCACTACCATATTTAGTAGGCATTTCAAGTGCAAGATTTACCAATAGTTGAACTTGTTCAGCTGTTAATGATGGTACCGGTAATTGTTTTGGTTCGTTGTTCATAATTTAAAATTTTTACCAAAATTATGTTAATTTATTCAATTAACAAATAAGGCTATAAACTATTTGTTGGAGCAACTTCTTCTACTACTGGAGGTACTGGAGGTACATAATCGCCTGTGATGGTTACATCAATTTGAGTTGCAATCCAGTCATAGGCATATTGGTTGGTTTGCCAATCAGCATAATCTTGACCTGTCATATTCAAGTTGCCTTGAGAAAGCTGTGCCATAGTATCACTTAAAAGTGCATAATAAAAGGTAGCTGAAGTGCTTAAATTGTCATTAATGCAATAAGCGTTAAGCACTGTTGCAGTTCCTAAATTTAGTGGGAATACCACTGGAGAGATTGTCTTCATATTTTATTTTGTTTTTTATTTATTTATTAATTGTAGCTACAATTTGTTTAAGTTCTTCAATTTGTTTTTGTTGCTCTTGGATGGCTTTTACCAAGTACAAAGTTAAATTAGATAAATTAGTATCATAATATTCAACATCTTCTTTTTTAATTGTACCAACCATATCAGGGAATACCTCCATTAATTCTTGAGCTATAAATCCTGATATTCTTCTTGCTCTTGTGGTTTCATCAAAGCCTGATAGTTCGTTGTAATTATATGTTACTGGTCTTATTCTATTAATTTTATCTAATACATTAGTAACTTCCAAGTCAGTTACATTTTCTTTTAATCTTGAATCTGACCAGTTTGTCCAAGCGGTATACCCATTTGCACCAGGCTGACCATTTAAGTTTAAAGCATACCCAAAATCAGTTTTTGTTTTTATACTTACATTACCAGATGTTATTAAAAATAATTGACCATCAGTTCCACTAGCCCTTAATTCCATACTATTATAAGAAGATATTCCACTATTTATTCCTACTATTGAAGAATGCGATGCTTGGTCGGTAAAAAATATACCCTTGCTATTAGTTCCTTCAATATACGCTGCTCCTGTTACACCTAATTTATAATTTGTAGATGCTGCTAAACCATTTATAGAAACTAAACCTGCACTTGTAATACGCATTCTTTCGCTTCCCCCACCATAAAATGTTAAAAAGTCAGCAGCAACACCGCTACCTAATCTAATTTGATTAGAACCAGCGTATAATAATAATGCTTCCAATCTACTATCTCTATAATAATCTGATGTAAAATAAGATGTTGCAGTTAAAATTGTTCCTTGAACACTACTAGAGAATGTAGCTGCTCCTGTGGATGCTATGGTAAGTCTTGGAGTACTATTTGATGCTGAACCTGAAGTAACAGTTGAAGGACTTGTTTTAAACTGAATACTTCCATCAGTTTGAAAATATATTTGAGATGTATATCCTGTATTCCTAGCTAGAAATGCAGCCCCATCAAAATAAAGATTATCACCTACCCAACTATTATTTAAAGCGTAAGATTGTATTTCAATACTACCTGCAACTAATGTACTATTATTTGTTTTATTGGCAGTTAAAACCCTATCTGCCGTTACACTACTTGAGAATGTAGCTGCTCCTGTGGATGCTATGGACAAGGCAGATGCACTATTTACTACAAACGACATTACATAAGGTAAAGTTGGATGAGTTGCACCATACAATCCTATGTAAGTAGTTGTGTTTGAATTTGACATAATTAATCTACCAACTGAATCACCACCATTAAACCTTGAATCACTACCACTTAAAACAACATTACCACTAAATCTTCCTGTACCATTAACATCTAGCTTGTAGCCTGCATCAGTAGTAGTTCCTATTAATACATTGCCTCCACTTGTAATAGTCATTCTCCTTTGAGCATTTGTACCAAAAAATAAATTTGTTGCAGTTAAAGTTGTTATTTGTGATTCAGCAGACCAATCTACAAAAAAATTATGCGTAACGCCTGCATATCCGTTTAAACCTGAATAACCATTTATTCCACCTAATGCCGTTACACTACTAGAGAATGTAGCTGCTCCTGTAGAGCCATCTAACTTTAATCTTAATACTTGGTTAGTACCAAATTCAAGATTTGTTGCAGTTCCTGATGTTAAAACTGTTGCATAAGCAGAACCTCCTGTCAATAAACTACCTGCTGCCGTTCCTTCTATCCCTAATAATAAACTACCTGAAGTATTAGAAAGATTTATATATTGATACCCTGTAGTTGCAGTTTGAGATTTAAAAATTAATGTATTGTTGCCCATAGTAGAACTCAATTGCCCACTAAACCTTCCTGTACCATTAACATCTAGCTGATAACTAGGGGATGAATTATTTATACCTACATTTCCACCATTAGGATTTATTAATAAATATGAACCTCTTGAATCTAATGTTGTATCTCCAAAACCTACAATACTAAATAAATTACTTCCTGTAGCCCATAAACCAATACCAGCTGCACCAGAAGGAACTGCACCGCTACCAATATGTACTTTATTGCCAACTGTTGCACTAGCACCAAATGTAGCAGTACCATATACATCTAAAAGATAACCAGCAGTAGGCGATGTACTAATACCAACACCTGTTCCATTGTCTTGGATTAAACTATTACCTATTGTACTTGCACCTGTAAAATTAGGTAGGTAGCCACTTGTTCCTGAACCTGTAATTACACCTACGGGAGTTGTTCCACTAGTCCCTTGCGCACCTGAAGTACCTGAAAGACCACTTGTACCACTTGAACCGCTTGAACCACTACTACCGCTAGAGCCACTAGAACCCGAAGAGCCACTTGAACCTGAAGTACCTGTTGTACCGCTTGTCCCCGTAGTTCCGCTTGAACCACTGCTGCCACTAGTCCCTGTTGTGCCACTAGTCCCTGTAGTTCCTGAAGTTCCGCTAAAGGCGGATGTAGCTACAAATATTGGATGGTTATTAGCAAACCCTGTTGTTCCCGTTCCTGCTGATGATACCAATGTAACAGGTATTGTCCAATAAGTTGGAGAAACATAAATAGGGGTAGCGCTAATTGTCCATACTTGATAGTTAGCTGAATTGCTTCTGTCTTGTATTGTTAATTTTTGCCCTGTTTGCCATAAAGCTATAAATATATCAATATCTGTTATCGGGGTATCTGTTAAGTGATTTATGTTTATTTGGGTAGCACTTATCTGTGTTGCATTATTCCAAAGAATATGCCCACTTGAAGGCGCACCCGTAAAAGTATTTGCGTCAGCTTCGTATAAGAATAAATTAGTTGATACACCATTGATACCGCTTGTACCCGTTGTACCACTCGTTCCTGTCGTTCCTGAAGTACCCGTTGTACCACTCGTTCCTGTTGTACCGCTTGTGCCTGTCGTACCACTAGTGCCTGTTGTACCGCTCGTTCCTGCTGTTGCAGAAGTGCCTGAAGTACCACTTGAACCATCACCACCACTCGCGCCATCCAAGTTCACTGTCCATAAGCTATAAGTTCCACTACCCACTGTTCTAGTAGGAGCAAGGAATATTAAAACGCCTGTATTTGCATCATAAGACACTACCTCACACTCTTGGAAGTTTGAAGGGTCATAAACCACTATAATTGATTGAGCAGGGCTATATCCCAATAGTGTTCCTACTGTTAAAGTTCCTGCATTACCTAAAGTAAAAGTTGTAGTAGATGTTGTTCTATATCTATCTCCTGAAAGACCTGAAGTACCTGTCGTACCTGCTGTTCCACTAGTACCTGTCGTACCTGAAGTTCCTGTTGTTCCGCTAGTACCACTACTACCACTAGTTGCTGAAGAACCGCTAGTACCATTAATACCAGAAGTACCATCAACACCTGATGTGCCTGATGACCCACTAGTTGCTGATGTTCCTGAACTACCACTAGTTGCACTCGTTCCTGATGAACCAGAAGTGCCACTGCTTCCACTTGAGCCACTACTACCACTTGAACCTGAAGTTCCTGAAGTAGCAGAAGTTCCTGAAGTAGCCGAAGTTCCTGATGAACCTGAAGTAGCAGATGAACCACTTGAACCTGAAGTACCTGAAGTACCATCACCACCTGAAGCACCATCTAGGTTTACTACCCAACTAGAAAAAGTTCCACCACCGACAACCCTACTAGGGTCGCCAAAAACTATTTCTCCTGTAACCACATTATAAGAAACAACCTCACATTCTTGAAAGTGAGTATTATCATGTACTACTATAATTGATTGTGCAGGAGAGTATGATAAACCGGGTGAAACCATTAAGTAACCACCCGTTCCTAAAGTAAATATTGAAACTGATATGGTGTAATATTTATCACCACCAATACCAGAAGTACCTGTTGTACCCGAAGTACCAGCTGTTCCACTTGTACCCGAAGTACCTGAAGATGCCACATAGCTAGATACAAAATTATCAATCTCTACATTATCACCTGCTTGAAGAGGATTATTAAGTATTACATTGAAACCATCTGTCGCTGTATAATCGCTTGGAAATAATTTTACCCCATTCACAAAAACATCAATCATCCCATTTTCATAACCACTAGGCACATTAAAAGTAGTTTGCCCCGCTGTCGCCACATAATTAAAAACAATTCTTGCGCTTGTTCCTGCGAATCCACTAGTTCCTGCCGTACCCGAAGTCCCTGCCGAACCTGAAGTACCGCTAGTTCCCGCTGTTCCTGAAGTTATATTTCCAACAGAAGTTACTATACCATTATTGGCAATAAGAACTCCGTTTAAGTCCCTTATTTGTAAATCACCTGTTATTATTGATTGTATTGCCATTAAGCTAAATTTTAATATACTATGATTTTTACATATTCACCTGTTACAAAAGGAACTGTTGCTGCCACTGTTAAAGTTCCTGTCGCAATATCCCACCTAACCTGATTTAATACAGGCACTCCTGATAAAATTATTTCCCCTACATCTATACCACCTCTACTTGCATAAAGTAATGTTTTCCCAATAGCTTGAGCAAATATAATAGATACACTTCCGGTACTTGCAAACGCGCTGTACTGTTCAGGTACTCTTGCGCCTCCACCACTAGAAGGGTCAACTACATATCCTGCAAGTCCCATTAAAGCTTCTGCCTCAAATGCATATCCACCACACATACCATAAACATATTCAGTAAAACCTGCTAAATTTATTCCTGTATAATTTGTAGAATTAACCCACTCTAATGCACGAGCCTCTATAGAAATTTTATTAGGCAATTCAATATCATTCTCTTGATTTAATTCAATAGCTTTTATAACAACAGATACTGTAACCTTTGCTATCTCTATAACATCCACTGTATTTAACATTAGAATACTAATTTAGGATTGTCAATAATGAACTTCGCTTTATTTAATGATAATTGCGCAATCGTAATCCCTGCGCCAAATGATACTGCATCATCAGCGGCATCTATATAAGTATTTAATGCTTTTTTAGTAGCCAACCAGTTAGCGCCATCTAATAAACTAGGACTTGAAACTTGCGCTTTTGATAACTTTGTGTTATAAATTTTTGCATATGTTGAAAAACAATACGATGCACTTTTGTTATACAACACTACACTATCACCTAATGTAGAAGTTGTGCTTCTCCATTCTACTGTAATATTTAATGCATAATCTTTATCAAGGACATCAAAACTAATTGTATTACCACTTGCTAAAGACCATATCTCATAATTTGTTGTTGTTCCTTCCTGAACAAGATATGTTCCATCTGATTTTTGCATATATACATATCGCACAGTTACCGAAGAGTCTGTTCCAGTACTCGTATCTGTAAATACAATTAAATTTGGATTTGATACATATTGCGCTACTGTAAAATTTGGTACTAAAGGCATAATATAAACTTTTACCAAAAATACCAAAAAATAATAGTATTATAAATAAAAAGCTCCTACTTTTTTTAAGTAAGAGCTTTCTTGTAAATAATTAAATTAATTATACCGTTTCTGGTTCAGTTAATTGTTTATTAATATTATCTAAAACTTGTTTACCATTCTTTGCAGAATTAATAAATTGAGTTAAAGCTTCTGTAACATTTCCTCTATCTTCTTTTGATATAGTTGTTATTTCTTGAGAACCAAGAGTAACTTTTCCTGTTGCAATATCAAACTTAAGAACATCGGAATCTAATGCTTTTCTAACAGATGCTTTAATTGGTTTATTAGGGTCATTATAAACTCTTAAAAACTCTTCAGGTTTAGTGCGAGCTAAATCAGCTACTTGAGCTAAAATAACTTCATCATCAGTAAACTCATTCCAATTTAATGATGCACCAATTTGACGAGCTTCAAAAGGTTTTAATTTGGTAACAATATTAATTGCCTCTTTTAATGTGTTAAAGCCAGTCATAACTTTTTGACTTGTAACTTTTTGATTAATAACCTTGCACATAGGAGCTTTGCTTTTATCTCTTCCTCCTTCTCCTATAATACTATCTTGATTCCAATTTGAAATCATCAAAAACTCATACAACTCTTCATCTCTTTGGTTTCCACCGGTTAATGAAAACTTACCTCCAAATTTAAAATCTCCAGAACCATCACTAATCCCCGGCATAAAAAATCTTTCTCTAGGATTACCATCTCTATCCCATGAATCAGCAACTACGATATCTACCCAAGAACTTCCTTCTTTTATATAAGGGTCTTTGATTCTATCCCTTAAAGGAATATTTGCTTTAGGATAAAGCATAGGACTTTTTTGTCTTTCTTTTTCATCAGGGTCATTGTTCTTTTGACCGGTAAGCATTTCAAATGTGATTGTTTGACCAACCTCTAACGCAGGAATTTGTTTTTTTAATTCCTCTGAAATCGCGTTGAATTTTCCAACTACTTGCATATTGTGTGTTTTTTTGTTATGAAATTCTAGTTTATACAAAGATAAGAAAGGGTGGCTAAAAACCACCCTTCCAATATCACATTTTTATGACAAAACTTGTTGACGTAAAAAGTGCTGAACACCTAAACATTCGAGACCCTGCGCAGTTGTCCAAGAACATGTCCAGTTCATCGCATCTCCGTTAGGATTAACAGGAGATAATGCTCCTGTATGGATTTCACCAATCATGTCATTACCATACTTGGTTTGAGCAGGTACGTATCTTACACGCATTGCTGAATCATAACCACCGCCTTCAACTTTAACTCTATTATTATAAGGAATGTAGTAAACACTCTTATTGATAGTAGTTTGGCTGAATAATACCGGTTGGTCTTGAATTGGCATTGCCATGTAATGTAAATCAAATCCACCGTAGCTAACTTTGTCTACAGTCAAATCTAATTCTTTACCATCAACTACAATACGTACTGATTGAACACCAGAAGAACCTAAAGCCTTCCAATATGTATCATGCGCACGCTTTGCAGCAGAAGAACCAAATACTAAATAATCTTTAGGAGAGCGCTGAGAAATCAACACATCTAAAGCGTTATCAATATTTGTTTGTTGTACAGTACCTAAAGTACCATTTACTAATGTAGAACCATACATTTCAATGTATTTGTTCAATCCACGAGTAGTTTGTACCGGTCCACCACCATCTCCGCCAGAAGTGTTAGCATCAGTCAAGATAGGGTTGCTATCGCTGAAAGTTGTAACTGACATATCACCTGCGATATAAGCAGCATTGATTTGTCCTTTTAAACGGATTGCTTTCTCTAAATGGTCTTTAACGATAAACTTGTTTTGTCCGTTAAATTCCACCTCGATTGTAGCAGCGTTTTGTACATCTGTGATTTTAGAGATTTCTCTAAAGATTTGATACTTGTTAGTGTAACGAGTCAAACCGAAACGTAAGTTGCTTTGAGAAACAGAGTTCTCACCAACTGCTACAGAGAATAAAGATAATTTATCACCAGCAGTCAAAGTAGCGTTAGCTCCAGAAACTGTCTTAATGTAAACTGTATCAATACCTGAAGTAGATACTACGTTTGTAACGATAGCGGAAATAGCACCAGTAGGAACTAACACTAAATCATCTTTACGAGCTTGACCTGAAGTCGCTGCTGTACAAGTGAAGTTTAATGAAGTTGTACCTGTACCATTAACTGTACCACCTGTTGTATCTAACAATTTAAATAAACTTTCGTTTACAAATGTGTAGTACAAAGGTTGACCTGTTGCGATTGGTTTTTTTCTATCTCCCAACCATAAAATGTCGGTTAACGCATCTTCGTTTTGGATGTCGGTAACTAATTTGTTAATCTCTCTCGTGTCAAGCACTGGGTCAATAGCGCTGACATAGGCTTTGGTTATATTTCCAATATTTGCCATTTTGTTTTGTTTTTAAGGGTAAAATAAATTCTACCTGCCTAGTGTGCTTACTTTAGCTCTTGTTTTAATAGCTTCAGCAAACGATTCATTGGGTTGGGCAGGCGTATTACCTATTGGTCTTCGTGCGTTTTGCCCTTCTTCCACAATAGCTTTCAGCCCCAATGATTTACCATAGTTCACTAAATCTCTCTCATAGTTTGGATTCATTGCCACTAATGCAATTTTTTGCAATTTAGCGACATCTGGTATAAGCTTACTCACATCTGCCTCTTGCGGATTTACTGATATTGCTCTTTGCCATTTTTCTGAATCTAACGCTACTGACATTAGATTTTCAGGTTTATCAATATTAAAATTGAATTTACCATTATCACCCAAATCAATAGCAACTCTCTTGCTTTGATATAAGTTTTTAGTGGCTTCGTGTTCCTGAAAAAATTGAATAATCTTTTGTGATTGGTCTATTTCTAACTTTCGCTGCTCTTCATACATTGCCTGCGTATTCGCCTCTTGCGTTCTTGCGGGGTCTGGTATTTGGAATTGCTTCTGTTCGGTAACTCTTTTTTGTCTTACAAGTTCTGCGTCTGCCTCTAATTGAATTAATCCAATTTCTCTATCTTCATCAGATGCCATATCTGATTGCTTGTATTTAGACTGATATAGTCTTTCAACCTTATCTTCAGTTAGATGGGGGTATTGCGATTTTAATTCATCTAAAATCAAATCCTGATGCGATACAGTATCCCAATCAAACGCTCTTGCTTCTAAATACTTATACGCATCTCCTCCATTCTTTCTATACTCTGCAAATTCCGCTAAAAAATCATCATATCCTAATTCCTTTAGAATATCTTTTGGATTTGCTTTTTTTAACTCTTCCTTCCAGTCGCCAATTGTTGCGCTTACTTCTTCTCCATCTGTTCCATCAAGTGATGGCATTGAAAAAGAAGATGCGTTATCTTCAAGTGGCGTATTATCACTAACTGCAGTGTTCTCATTTTGAACAGTTTGAGTTTGTGTTTCTACCTGCGCTTCGTTTTCCTCGGCTTTAAAGTTTTGACTTTCGGCTTCTCTGTAATCATCTACGCTTGGGATACCCGTACTAGCTTTGTAAACCGGTTTTGCTTCTTCCTGTGTTGTTTGTTGATTTTGCTCTTCTGACATTTTTGTGTTTTTTCGTTACGAAATTATATTTAAGGAACATCGTTGATATGTTGGTCAAATTCTAATATTTCTTTAGTTGCTTCAGCTATTTCATATTTAGCCAATAAATCACCATAATGACCTACTGCCTTTCTTTGTATTTCCAAGAATTGTAATAAAAATTGTCCTACAACGCAATCTTCATCTTCTGCCTTTTTGTAAAACTCTTTATATTTATTATACACTTCAAGCTCCATTTCGTAGCCTATTTCTAAAGATTCGCCAATAGTTTTTACTTTATCTTTAATAGCTTCAATTGAAGGCATGTCGGCGCAATCACCCATATCATTTTGGAACTCAACATGCATTTGATAATGCGTTAATTCTTCTGCGCTTTCTGTTAAAAAATATTTTTGTGTACCAAAGAAGCCATATTGTTGCATTTGGTTAGCCAAAGCTTTCCAAAGATTAGATTGATATAACTCTAGATATAACGCCTCTTGCAAGACGCTTTTCATACTTTTAGATAATAAGGATTTTACCATTTTATTTTGTTTTCATTGTTTGTACTTGTTTCCTGTCGCTTACCGCTATTCTAGCATCTGCTGCTATTCTTTGAGCGATAACTTTTGCTTCTTTTTGTATTTCAGCTTCTTGAATATCTTTATCCTTCTTACCCATTTGAATAATATATTCCCATTGTTTTTCAGCATTAATTTTAGCTATATCTGCATTTAATTGGTCTTGCAATGTAATACGCTTTTCTTGCTCTGCTGCTTGAGTCGCCATTACATTACCTTGAGAAGCCTCTCTTACCTTTTGCAATTCAAACTCTTGCATCTTCTCTCTACGCTTCTTAATCTTATATGCAAGTATCATTGATGCCATTTTTAAATTACGGCAACTCATTACAAGTATTTTATCTTCAGGCTCAATCAATCCTTGAGAATCTCTAATATTTAATTCTTGTATTAATTGTTGTCTTTCGTAATCAGACGGGCTATCTTCAATAAATATACCAAATTCATGAATAGATATATTAGGATTGATTTGGAAAAATTTAACGGTTTCCGTACCTAATGCTCTACCATAACCTTCTACCTTACCTAATTTAACAGCTATTTGTACTTTTGCAACAATAGCGTCTGCAACATTTTGCACTAATTGCTTATCTGCAAAACTTAATAAGTATAAAGCATTATTAGTACTTTCCATTGCAGCGTTTGCAACTGGAACTAATGTTTTTGCATTTGGAGTAGAGCCATCTGTCAATTCATTCAATCCTGATATTTGACGCATCATATCAATAGTGTTTTGCAACTCTTGATACAATTGACCAAATACAGCTAATTGCCCTGAAGCTTCAATGCTTACTGGCTTGTAGTTTGGATTTTGACTTAACAAATCAGTTGAACGATAAGGTACAACAAAATTAGAAAATATAAAATCCATAACCTTTGTTGGATTCATCTTATCTCCACCACCACCAAAATCAACTCCTTCTAATGCATTTAAATCTATATTTATTAAATACGGAATTAATTTATTAGACATATTTTGAAGCCTGAACCAAGCTAAACACGCTTTATCTTCTAACGGAATTAATCTTTCTGTAATGCCTGCAAAACGCATCTTATAGAAATTCCATGAATATAATTGGATGTTTAATTTTGTATCCCACCAAGACGAAGGTTGTCTAATTTGATTTTCAGACATACCCCAATCATACATATAATCAGTTTGAATTAACCATTTACACTTATAAACAACCTTTTTAGTAACAGGCATATATACAGGCTCGGCTTGTCCTTTGCTCTTTGAGTCAACTAAACTAGGTACAGAACCTGCATAGTCAAACTTTTCAATTGTTCCCTTCTCATTAACCGCCAAGTCCATTTTGCTTGAATCCTGATACTTTGTTTTACCAAAGCGAGCATTACCTCTGTTATCTATTTCTTCTTTATAAGTGTAATCATTCCATGATAGGAATTCAAAATCTAAAATAAGCACCTTAAAACGATTCCAATACTTTGAATAGTCTGTGCCATACATAAAGTTAGATGGGTTACCAAAGCGTCCGGCTACAGATTGAACTATCAAATTTAATTGGTCGGGGGAAAAATAAGGTGCCAAGTCCCCTACATATACTTCTCTAACTTCTCCGAAATGTACTAAATCGGAAAAGTCATTTTTTGCGCAATACGATAATACTAAATTTTCAGGATTAACTTCTCTTACATTCACCGCACCATTCTCATCTATATATTCAGTATATCCACCAATACCAAAATCAAATAAATTTTCAATAGTTCTTTTTCTTTTCTCGTCAAATTTATTTTTATACATTGTCAAAGCAATAGCACATTCTGCTTCCATTGCCATAACATGTTTGTAACCAAATTGTTGCTCCATTAACAACTGCTCCATATCTTCAGGCTCACCCTCCATTGGTTTTAATACTGGGCTGTTAGCTAATTGCTCATTACCTGCTTTCATTGCAGCCTCACGCATCATCACTTTAACTTTCATTTCATTAAAGCGTTCATCTTCTTCACTTTTAGCTAATGGGTCAACTGCAAATGCTTGCAAATCATAACGCCTTTGAACAAGTTTTGAAATAGCTATCTCTCTATACTTTGTTAAAAATGAAGGTGGAGTCCAATCCGTATTAAGCCATGTTTTATCTGTTTGCTCATCTACATTCAAAAGTTTTTTATACTTTGTAGTGCTTTGTCTTCCTAATGCATACTCTCTTATTTCATTCATTTTAGACTGACCAAAGTTCAACATATTATTCGGCACATAACCACGGGAATCCCCCCATGCCGCTTTGCAATATTGCAAGATAAAATCATATCCCTTGTCCCGTGGGTCAACTTGTTGATTAGGATAAGTATTTGTTTGTTGTTGCATTTATATATATATTAAGCCTGTGTGATTATTATTATGCCACCCAGATAATTTATTTATCAATGTGCTATAATTTATATTTTTTGCTTTTGCAGCTTCTTTAGCACACCCATAAAAAACACCTGTTTGCAAGTCTAAAACTATTTTAGCCATTTTATGTTCTTCAAGTTTTCTAGATTTACTTAACCCATTTTTAAAAGAATGAATTAAATTTTCATTTCTATTGCACCATTCTAAATTATTAATTTTATTATTAGATTTATCACCATCAATATGGTTAATTTCTAACTTATTATCTACACATGGGATGAATGCCAAAGCTACCAATCTGTGTATTAATAATGTTTTTAACTTGCCATTGCAAGACAACCCAACTCTCAAATAACCCAAATGCTTACTATATTTTAATATTTTTTCTTCAGTAAATCTTTTGGCTCCGTTTGGTGAATATTCTCTGTATAATGTCTTTACATTACCAAGATTGCTTACTTGATAAAGTCCTTCATAGCCAATAATATCTCTCCAAACTTCTTGCATTAAATAAAATTTATTACCAAAATTAATTAAAAGTAAATAAAAAAAACAAAATATATTTTATTAATTAAATTAATATAATTCTCTTCCTATCAAAAGGTCATCGTAATTCATTTCCATTTTTGTATTATAGGAAAATCCATTGTGTTGAATTGCTATAAAAGGGCTAGATACATAATACTTCCCAAGACCTGCCAACGCCCTGTCAATGTGAGCATCATCCGGTAATGATAAGTAAGTTTCATAGAATTTTTTATTTACAATGTAGCAATGAAATCCAGAAAACTCTTTTACTGAATTATCCTTCAAAATCTCTCCTAAATAAATACCACTTAAATATACATCAAAATCTTCAGGTTTATGCTCTAAAAAATAAGAAAAACTATTTTTGTTAGTAAAACGAACATCGTCTTCCATTATGCATATTTCAGGCAAATTGTTGTCTAAAGCATACCTGACGCATTGTTTGTGCGCTAAATTTATAGCCTTCTTAACAGAATGACTATCATGAACTGCCGGGAAAAATTTAAAATCCCTTATGCCTTGAATTTTAAATTCCTGCATTAACATATCAAATCTAGTAGCCGAATCAAAATTATGGATTACTGCTATTTGCATTTAGAATGTTTTTAATCTTATTAAAAGCCCCTTCGTATGTATAATACTCATTGTATATATCCTTGATTTTCAACTGCTTATCTACTATCTGTAAATCAGTGTAGCTTTTTAAAATTTCTTCTATTTTACTTGAATCCTTCTCTTCTATTATAATTCCATAGTCTTCAAAATTAGCATCAAAGCAACTAATAAATTCATCTGAAATATATACGGGGATGGTTTCGTATTGCATACATTCCGCTATTCTAAAACTATTTAGCCCATACCCTCTTGGACATAATCCAAATAATGAATGAGAGATTATATCGCAAAATGATTGTATGTCATGCTGCTTATCGGAAATATAAAAATCCTTATTCTGTATGTTAAATACATTTTCCCTAATTGGATGCGTATGTGTACCAATAAATGATGCAAATATTGACTTGCTATGATTCCACTCGTATGAATGTGGCTTACACAATAAAGGAATTTCAACCCCCGTCTTTTTGCTCATACTGAAGACTAAAATATCTAAATCTTTAAAATCAGTCATTACCCCGTCATCATATTGGCAAATAGTCCAATATTTCAAATCTTTAGGTAACTTATCTACATAGTCTTGTAATTGCTTTCTTGCTACAGGATTATTACCATAATTATTATTTACATGATATGCTGTCCATTGAATTGGAAGGTAATGCCTTTCAGTGTTTGGGATATGCTCGTGTGAAACCCAATCTTCAAATATAATATCATTTTCCCAAGGATATACTGTATTTATTGTTGGAATAAATTCTTCTGGTATATGTATCATATTTTGTATTTACGGATATATAATGCGTCTGTCCATGTTTCGGCTACCCACTCCCCCGTTTCAACTCTTTCAAATCCCCTTTGTAGCATGAAATAATCAAGCTCCTCTACCAACATGCACCCTTTATACGTTTCTTTCATATTAACCTCAAGCAATGCGTAGTCAATATTTTTAATCAAATCGCCCATTCCTTCTATTGCTAAATGCTCTGCACCCTGCAAGTCTACATTCAGAAAATTAATAGTCGATACGTCTACATCTTTTAGTAATGTATCTACTCTTTGCGTTTTCATAGCTATTTGCTCTATATAATGCACTTCCGGATGAATCAATGCATGAACGCCCAACTCTAAAATTGATGAACTTTGGCTTTCATTATTTGATACATTGAATACGACTTCATCGCCATCTACATTACTTAAACAAGCATTATAGGCTGTTTGCTGTGGGTATGATTTTATATTTTGCTGAAGGTCTAAATAAACTTTAGGTATAGCTTCTACCCAAATTACCCAACCCTTACAATAGCTATCATATGCATCTCTTTCCTGTCCCGTAGAAGCCCCTAAATGCAAGACTCCCTTTATATCCAATTTGTGTTTATCGACTAAATAGTCAAATGATATCATCATATGCCTTTGCTTTTATATTGATTTACTTCTGCACTTACCCAATGGTATAATTTCTCCATTCCTGTTTTCAAAGATTGAGTAGGTCGCCAACTCGTTACTTCATGTATCAATTCATTGTTAGAGTTTCTACCTCTAACGCCTAATGCGTTTGATGGTACATTTTTAATTGATAATTTTTTACCAGATATTTCAATAACCATTTTAGCCAAATCGTTAATAGAAATCATTTCATCAGAGCCGATATTTACCGGATAAACATATTCGCTATCCATTAATTTTCTAATACCATCTAAACATTCATCAATATATAAAAAACTTCTTTGCTGCAATCCATCTCCAAATATTTCTATTTCGGTATCCGCTTCTGCAACTTTTCTACAAACAGCTGCCGGAGCTTTTTCTCTGCCGCCTGTGTATGTACATTCTGGAGAAAATATATTGTGAAATCTACCTATTCTAATATCTAAACCTTTATTCCTTCTAAATGAATCGTAAACCTGCTCTGATATTAGCTTTTCTATACCATAAACACTATCAGGCTTACCATCCCAAGCTGTGTTTTCTTTTAAAGATGCGCTATTCAAATCCTCTTGTAATCTTTCCGAATAAGCGCAAGCACTAGAAGAAAAGAATAATTTCTTTACACCAAATTCTGACGCTTTTTTTGCTACATTCAAGTTCATTATAGTTGAATCGTATATAATATCAGCATCATTATCTCCCGTAAATACATATAAAGCGCCACCCATTTGAGCGGCTAACATATAAACCTCATCAAAACTACCAACCTTGTCAAAAATACTAGTTTGATTTGGGGCATACAATGCTTTTGAAACTTCGCTTATGTTTCTTAAGTCGGCTATTAAAACATCGTTTGCATTTGATTCCGAAAATTCAGGAAACTTAATATCTACCGAACGCACCCAAACCCCTTCTTTCTTTAGTCTGTTTACAAGTTGCATACCTATCATTCCGTGTCCGCCTAATACACATGCTGTTTTCATAATTATTTATTTAATTTTAAATACCATTGTTTCTTAAACCACCATAATCCCCAATTATTCAAAGTATCTTCTGAATGTAAAATATCTTCGGGATTAAAAGTTTGCCCATCTAATTCATCTCTTAAAAAAACTTTAGGAACTACTTCGTCAACCGCTCTCATTACTTCAGGAGCATTGTAATCATGCCCTGCTAATATGTTTTCATCTTTTACCTTTGGATACCAAGCTTTTATTTCTTTTTTAGTTTCCTCGTAAGTATGTGACGAATCAATGTAACAAAAATCAAGATAACCATCATTAAATAATTTTACAGCCTCTAAACTTTCAAATGGAACTACTTCAATAAACTCCCCCAATCCGCTTTTTATAATGTTTTGGTATATAGTTTTCATTTGCAAATAACCACCATAATCCATATTATCAACCATATACAGCTTAAACTTTTTACCAAGTCGGTTTATCTCTTGTGCTAAATAAATGGCACTATCGCCATTAGCAACACCAACTTCACAAACTTTGCAATCGTCAGGAAGCTCTTTTGCAATTCTTTGGTAGAAATGCTGAAAATCAAACATAATTAATTCACTCATAATTTTATCCATTCAGGTTTTACAATATCACTTGTATCTAATCCGCACCATCCTTCGCTAAACCAAAATTGCGGGAATATTACTTTTTTATTTTCGTTTCTGTTTAAGTAAGCTCCCCACCAACTAAATGTAGACGGGCTACATATTTGATGCTCACACCAACTCATTTCTATTAAATCACTTTGTTCATCTGCGTTTCCAGAGTATTCGCAATCATTTCTATGAGCAAACTTTTTTTGACACCAAGCTATATCATCTGAAAAAAACTTAAATTTACAATCAGGAAACATAGCCATTGCCTTCTCGTACCATTCTACCGTTACCTCTGGATGCTTTTGTCTTAATTCAACATAATCCCCTCTTCTCACATGAACTGCGACATATCCTTCTTTCTTTACCCAATCAAATTTTAATAAATATAAAATCTCACTTCTGTATTCATCAAAATATTTTGCAGTTTGTCGGTATCCCTCTACAATAATATTTTTATCTCTCCAAGATTCTTCAAATGGCAACTCCTCGTAAGAGTGCTTACCTTCCCATAATTGTATTTTCTCTAAACTTGGATTATATGTATTATCAATTAAATGATGACAATAAATAGGACTCCATTTTGGATTGCTTGTTTCTAATGGGACTGTAAATTCTAAATCATGTTTTATAGCATAAGCTATGGCTGTCGCACATTCAAATAAAAAATTACCCATTCTTCCCGCATTTGTAAAAGATACCATAAGTAAAATTAATTAATTTAATTTAATTTCCTAATCTTTTCTAATAATATTTCTCTAAAATCACCTGTTCTTTGAACATTATTTATATAATGAGATTGATTGTGAACCAAATGATTATACCTTAACCCGTGAACAATATGAATATACTTACCTGACATTAGCCAATTATAATTTTGGAATAAGCTATCACTTGTTACGGGGTCTGTTGTAGCATCCCAAACATCACAATAAGCATTTTTGTTTACAAAATAATTCATACAATTTAAGCAAGTTTCAAACATTGGCTTATCTATATATTCTTTTAAGTTGTCTTTGCTGACTATTAAATTTGAATACTCTGTATAATTAAATGTTGGTTTTGCCCAATCTGGAGCTAAAATCATATCTTCCGCCCATTCTTGTTCAAAAATCTTATCAAGATATAGTGTATCTATTTGATTATCAGAGTCTAATATAATGCAATAGTTGGTAGGGGATAAGCTAATAGAAACATACTTATTAGCATAACAATCTCTATTAGTCAAATTTCTATATAATTTAACTTTAGATAATTTATCGCACTCTTCTTTTAATTTGTTATAAATATGCTCATCGCTTGCATCATCTACGATAACAATAGCTTCTACCCTATCATCATTGTAAACTTCCTTAAAACTATTTAATGTCATTTCTACTCTATTCCAAGTAGGTACGCAGATTGATAATGTTCTCATGGTTGTATTTCTCCTAGTTTTTGATAGTATCTATTTTCTATGAATGGTCGCCAATCTATAAATTGACCGCCTATATCAGACATTCCTTCCTTCTGCGTGCAAAGTAACGGATATGTTATGTAAGTTTGCTGCATAGGTTGTATTTTTTCAACGATGCAATTATCTATCGGAGCGTATAAGCCCTGAATTAATATTTCTTTCATCCCTTGCAATGACAAAGCCCAAGCGTGGGTAGCGAAAGCCTTTTCTACTCTTAATAAATTAGGGGATGTTCTTGCTCTAAAACCACCAGTAACCTGCGCCCCTAATAGTAATATATGCCAAGCTTCGGGTAGTTGTTTTACTACCTTTTCCATTGTTTCATTAGGATTGCCACACGATTCAACAAACATTGCGTCATCTTCAAAAATTAATACTGAATCCCATTTATTTTCAACAGCTTTTTCAAATATACCCTGCACTGTAAGGCGTAGTCCTTCTGCTCCTTTTTCATGCTTAATAGCATTAACTAGCTCATACGGAATACTCCATTTATCTAATTCGCCGGCTATATCTAATAACCTATCAGTCCTTTCGGGTAAATTTATAACGAATATTTTCGTAAAAAAGTCTGTCCAAGCCATTATGCTATTTTTGTTTGTTTAAAAAAGTCTGTGATTTTAATTCTATCTTCTGATTTCTTAAAAATTGCTCGTTTAAAATAATCAGCAACAAGCGTCCACCCGCCTCCCATTACAAGGTCACTTACTTCGGTTTCATTCACATTGAATTTAAGAAGCCCATCATATTTATCATCTATTAATTCCGGATATATCAATTTACCTTCTTTGCCATGTGTTAAGATATACTGCTCCCATAGGTTTACCATAAGTGCTTTATTATCAGCATTAGGGTCAATACCATAATTTGATTTATCGGGCAATCTCATTAGAAAGGCTTCGCAATTATTATCTATAAAGAACTTACGCAAACCGCCATCCATTTTAGCTTCTATCAATATCTGTCCGCCGTAAGCAAAACATTGTAAAACCATATCCATATGGAATAACTCTACCATTCTAGGTCTTGCGTGATACTTGCTAACAAACATCATGTTATACACGGGGTCATTGTTGCCTATATCATATCTATTTAGTACCAAGCTTGTGGCTTTAGAACCTTCGCCATATTCCACAACTGAATTCTGAAAGGGGTCACATCCCATAATAAACTGAACAGGATTTTTAGGCAAAAACAAAGACCCTCTAGTTATATATGTTTCACCTTCAGGTCGCTTAAAGTTTTTAGCTATAGTCCATCTACCATTTTCTTTTGTCGTAGGATGCCATTCAGCCTCTGTAAAAGGTTTGCCATCTTTCCACATCCAATTGCCATATTCCAATACCTCCTTTTCGTTTATTTTAGATATTTCATACAAATCGTTAAGTAATACAGCATCAAAATGACAATTATTATTCCGAAGCATAAACATCTCCCTTTCATCAAAAGGGTTCATCCTTATCTCCTCCTCTAATTGTACGCCTTCTAAAATATTTCTTTTTTCTTTTAAATATTCTTTTGCGCCTAGTTTAATATCTTCTTCATTCAGGTCACCTGCTCCTACATAATTATCAACTAAAAATTTATATTGTTCTTCGTTTGGCGGGTCAATAACACTCATCCCGTATCTATCTATAAAACCCAAATACCCGTCATAAGCCGGAGAAAAGTATTTAGCAAGTCTATTAGGAGTTTTTGGGTATTTAGTATGGTCTGCATTATCCCAAACAATCTTAAATTCCTCTCCCCCACTAGTCATTGAATTGGATGTTGATGGACATTCTATAAATCCCACCCTTTTAGCACCCTTTACAAGTGTCTTGCTTACAATTGATATAAATGTCGAGAATGGGTTTTCTTTTGCCCATTTTCCGCCTTCATCAAATAAGCCACGACTTAACCTGCCAGAATCATAAGAGTTCAAGGAAGGCGCTCTGTAATCAATTTTAGACCTATGTCCGGTATCAGTGTCAATTGTACTTCCTTTTCCACCTTTTACCTCTACAGACTTATGCGCAAATACAAGTTCACTTACGCTGTCTTTGTTGTTTAATTGCTTTGGCTTTAAGAACACGGGCAACTGCCTATACCCAAAAGAAATCATATTTGTAAATGCAGCCTTGGCATCTATCTGCGTTTTGCTTGTTAATCCGCAAAAGCTATTTTTATAAAAGATACACTCATAAACGATATTTGATGTTGCTTGCGATGTTGCGCCCTCTCTACGCTTTTTACCTCTAACAACACCTAGACACCAAGGAGTCTTTTCCCAATGGTCTAGAAACAAAAAATAACGCCTATCTGCATCCCTGAAATCACCATAAATATCATCCTCTAGCTTCCACCATTGAAGATAAAAATAGTGTTTACCTGTAAGAAAAGTTGGCACTCCATTATTATAAAACCAAAACCCCTTTCTACATCTATCTACCTCTCTTGCTGCAAAATCAGATTGCTCTAAATCCAATAGCGCATTACCTTCTTTATCGTATTCTACCGATTCAAAAAATTTAGGCAATTCTTTTCTTCTCCAATACTGCTCACTAGCAATATCAGTTCCCCAATTCTCAACCTCATCAGGGACGGGAGGTAGATTAATTTCTACCCCGTATATTTTTATTTTATCAAACATTATTTTCTTGACTCTGCTATAGTTTCAACAAATGGTTTTTTGACTATATCTTTCTGCTCATCTCCGGTAACACCCGCCGAAATTCCCAACTCTTTTATAGCTGCGGAAATACTAGCGCTGTCATTCCAGATAACTTTTAGTCTTTCAAATGTTTTGTCTTTAGGGTCGTCAAGTAACAAATGACTTATATTGGTTTTATTCAATAAGTCAGCCATCTCATTCGCTTTCCTATTTAAAGCGTAAAATAATTTGGCTGCGCCATTTTGTTCATAAAGTGAAAGTTTGTGTTTTAGTTCTTCTAATGTTTCCATGTTTTGTTTTTAGTTATTCTTCATCATCGGCATTAAATTCAGATTTAGCTTCTTTTGTTGCAGCTGACTTTGCTTGCATAATAGCCGCTGTAATATTTTCTGGTGTTGATTTTTTGATTGGCACATATTCTTGTGTTTCCGCATCATATACACCTTCTTGATACAATTCGGCAATTTTTTCTGCAATTAATTTATCACGCAATTTAGCAAATTCTTCGAACTCTTTTTTAGTAATTCCCTTTTTTACCGATTCGGGGTCTAACTCATCGCTATTTTGCGCTCTATTTATTACTTCATCCATAGGCTTCATTGCCTTATCTGAATAATAACTAGAATATCCTATTCCTAAAATATTTGGCATTAACACGGTTAATAACGATACAAAGCCATCTTCTTTTGCAGCTTCATAAGCATCGTCAGCATACATTGGATATACATGAAATATTTCCATTGGGTCAAAATCTTGACCTATAGAATTCTTACCTGTAGCCGCATTTATTAAATAAGCATTATTTGGAGCTAATTTATTTCTAAAAAAGCTTAAAGTTGACCTCCAAGCAAAAGCCCCTGCTTCATTAGCTTCAAATTTACTTTTAGCGGCTCTAGCATAACCAAATTCAACCCATCTCAAAAATGTTCTAATGTAAGCAGCTTGCCCTGCTGTAAAGTCATAAACTTTACCATTAAATCTAACTTGCAAGAATTCAGGGTCATCCGGGTCCATTGATACAGCACCACCTGCTGCGGCAAAAGCTAATGTTGTAGCTATTACAGTAGTTGTATATGATGCTAAATCCTTCATTGCCATTTTTCTAACTTCTTTAGGCATTCTAACATAATAAACCGGATTCAGGGTGTTAATATTTGCAGCCATTAGTCTAGCTCCGTAAAACAAAGAACCCATAACCTTTTCTGCCTTTCTTGACTCTAAAATTTCAAGCATATTACCGCTACCCGTACTATTCATAACAAGTTTAGCCATCTGCTCGTATTCATTAGGGTCGCTTTCTCTAGTTATTCCCTTTCTTAATAATTCCCTTTTGTATTTATTATACAATTCATATCGAGCGACATTTAAAGACGCATCCGCTATTCTTTGTGATGCGGTTATTAATTCCCTTAAAATAGGTATTTTAAATACAAAACTTTTAGGGAACATTTCGTTTTGCTTTTTAGGGTCAATACTATCTAGCTCATTGTACCTAATGCCATCTTTAACTGATTCTTCAAAATCAGGTGCTTGATGTATTCCGTACATTAATCTATCGTAATTTTTCTGACTAAATACAGATTGCGCTCCTGCGAATATAAATTTCCTTGCAATCCCCCACTTTCTAGGGTTCAATGTTAACTTTGCCAATTGTCTAAACCAAATAGAAGCATCCACAGCAGTTTGAACAATCCTCCTTATTCCCAATACGCTTTGAATTTTATCCCAAGCTTTTTCCCATTTGCTTAATTTGTTAGTCTGGTCTTTGTATCTTTCTAGGGCAATTGCTTTTTCAAGTTCAATAACCCTATCTGTCATTTTTTTGGTTTTATCGGAAACCTTATATTTTATAGTTTCTTTTGCTTCTTTATCGTAATTTTTATTTTTTAAATCGTCTTCTAATTTTTTAATTTTTTTATCTAAATATTTTTGTCTTTTTTGATTATAATCAGCATCAGCTACTCCATCCTTACCAATAGTCGGCGACTTTTCTTCAACACCTTCCTCTGCTAATTCTTTGGCTTTATTTAATGCTTTAACTTCCTTTATCTTTCTTTCTAACTCTTGCACCCTTTTGCTCTTTTCCGCCATTTGGCTTTCAGATTTAGCTTCTTCTTCTCCCAACCTAGCTTTTTCTAATAATGCTAATAATTCAGCCTCTCTGCGCAATAGTCTTAATCCTGCATTTAATTCGTCAGCTGTTCTTTTTTTAAGATTATGCTTGCCGGCAATTACATCTAATACATCTCTTTTTGTTAATCCATCAACCAATTCAGAAAACTCTTTATGTACTTCTGTAACAATATCATCTAATTTAGAAACACCTTCTGCAAATAAACTTTTAACATATTTATTCATATGCGGCGCTATTGCAACTAATTCATTTAATCCCGGCGCAGAAACCATTAATCCTTGCTCTCCACTTCTTAATTTTTTCAAGGCTTCTTTTGCGGCTACTAATGCTGCTTTTCTTTCTTTTACAAATTCTTCGTGAGATTTTTTAACTTTTGCTTTGCCTTCTTTCTTTAATTCATTTTCAGCTTCTGTTTTAACTTGGTTTATAATATCATTTTCAACAGATTCTTTTAATTCTTTTTTAGCTTTTTGTACTTTTTCAAATTTAGCAGTTTCTTCTACCATCATTTTAGGAGTCAACGGAAACCCTTTATCTTCTTGCCTAGTCAATAAAAAGTTAGATAATGTGTTAGCCTCGTTAAGCTTCTTCATTATTTTTAAACTTTCTAACGCCTTACCTGCTAGAGATGCTCCTTGTTGAAAAATATCGGCAAATTCTGCAATCTTTTTTAATAATTCTTGAGAAGGATTGTTCTTTAATTCTACATCCAATGCAGCTCTGTATTCAGCCATAAACGCATTTTCGTAGTTTGATAACACATCACCTCTTCTAATTTTATCATACAAAGATTCAACACTTACGCCTTTTTTAATCATTTCTTGAGCTGCTTCTCTCAACATTTCACGATTTTCAATAGGCAATCCTTTGTATGCAGGTAGTCCAAGACTTTCTCTTAATTTACCTAATTCCGCTTTGGTTATACGGACATAGTCTATGTCTTGATTCTCTAATCCTACATTTTGAATTTCTTCTGGGATTTGCGTAATACCTTCGGGCTGTGTGGTTTCGCCTTCTTCATCGGCAATTCTTTCCCCTTCGACTCTTGGTTCCACTCGTCTACGTCCACCCCTTGCTTCTCCATCTTCTCCTTGTTTTGGTTGAAGTACTTTCTTTGTGCTTCGCTTTTGTACGGCATCTTTTATATTTTTAAAGGTTGATAAATCAAAATTTGACTTTGCGATTTCAATGAAATCTTCTTCTGTAAAATCAAGTTCGTCTATTGCATTTTTATTTGATTCGTATTTTAGATTATCTTTTATAAATTTCTTTTTGTTCCTAAAACTTTTTATTGCATTTAACTTGTCAACTGCACCTTCTGTACCTAAAATTTCTTTAACAGCCATTTTAGAGAATTGGTCAAAAGTCAAGTTTTGGAACTCTTCTGCTGTCAAATCTTTAAATCCTGTTAAGTTCTTTATTTTAGTCCACAAAGTTTTTAACCAATCTTGGAATGATTCTTTTTTGCTTTCTAATACAAATTGCGCTCCCTTATCACCAATAGCCATAGCTAATGCTTCGTGCTTAAAGTAAGCCTCTCTTTGCTCTTCTGTAGCTAATTTATCTGCTTGTTCTTGGTAAAATTTGCTATTCTTTGCTTTTTGCAAGTATGGTGACTTTTCAACCAATTCCATACCCTTATCATACAATTTAGTATCATTATTCTTAATCCACTCTGTCCAAATATGACCTGCTTCGTGGATTATAGTATTAGGATTAAGTTTCTCTCCATTTAAATACATTCTATTGTCATAAGAAAAGCCTAAAATATCTTCCCCATTTTGATTAGCCATAAACATTGGCATTTGCGCTTTTGACCTTACTTCAGCTGATTCCATGCTAGCCAAAGCTATTTTATTTGCTAAAACCTTATTTTTAGAAAAAAATCCGTTGGGACTAAAAATTTTAATAGATGGCAATTCTAAATTTTCTAAAGACATATTATTAAAAAGAAAATCATCATCTATCCGTTCAACTTTTGGCAATTCAAGAGTTGTTAAAGAATTATTATAATGAAGAAAATCGCTACCTATACCTACAACTTTTGGCAATTTAAGAGTTTTTAAAAAAGATTCATTACTATAAAGAAAATCATTTCGAATATATAGAACATTTGGCAAATTAATATTTTCTAAAGATTCATTAAAAAAAAGAAATTGATTTCCGATAGACTCAACTAATGGTAAATCAATGCTAGTCAATGCTTCATTGTATTTAAGAAATGAACTACTAATATTTATAACAGATGGAAGATTAATTTTTGCTAAAGATTTATTTTCAAAAAGAAAGTCATAGCCAATTTTTGTAACCAATGGCAAATCTAAACTTGTCAAAGATTTATTATTATGAAGAAAATCACTTCCAATTATATCAACTAACGGTAATTTTATACTTGATAAAGATTCATTATTATATAAAAAATCCTCCCCAATTGCATTAACCAAAGGCAAATCAATATTGGTTAAAAATTTGTTTACATAAAGAAATTTATCACCAATTATTTTAACAGATGGTAATTTTATATTTATTAATTCTCTAGCATTACTTAAAAATCTATTACCTACATATTTTACCAAAGGTAATTCAACACTTTTTATGTATTGATTTCTACTTAAAAAATCATTTCCTATTAATTCAGCAGAAGGTAAATTAATACTTTCTAGCCTACGGTTATCTTCAAGAAATTCACGGTCAATGCCTTCAACTAATGGTAAATTAATGCTAGTTAAAACGCTAGATTTCATAAATCTACTACCAATATTTTTAACAGATGGTAAACTTATTGTTGTCAAAGATTCGTTATAAAGAAGAAATTCAGAACCTATTTTTTCCACTAAAGGCAAATTAATTTCTTCTAAAATATTGTTTAGGGGAAGAAACTCACTTTCAATTGATTTTACTAATGGTAAATTTAATTTTTTTAAATATTTATTATTACCTAAAAAATTAGAGCCAATTTCAGTTACTAATGGAAGATTAACTTCTTCTATATTTTCATTTTGAGATAAAAAACTTGACGGAACTTTTACAAGTAATGGGAAATCAATATTTTTTAAAGATTGATTTTTGCTAAGAAAAGCTTCGCTAACAACTCTAATGTTTGGCAAGTTAGCACTTTTTAAATATTTATTGTTGTAAAGAAAATTATAACCAACCATTTGCACCGATGGCAAATCAAGATTTTCCAAAATTTCATTATATTTAAGAAAATCGTCGCCAATAATTACAGCAGAAGGCATATTGACATTTTCTAAAGATACATTTCTATTAAGAAATTGAGTACCAATAATACTAACTAATGGTAAATCAATATTTTCTAAAGCAATATTACGATTAAGAAACTCATCGCCAATCCTTTCAACTAATGGCAAATTAACGCTTCTTAAGGTTTCATTTGAATAAAGAAAATCATTACCAATAGATTTAACCGATGGCAAATCAATACTAGTCAAGGATTTATTGTAAAACATAAATGAATTCTCTAACCTTGCAATATCGCCACTTATTTTATCAAGCACCCCATCAACAAGCTCAAGATTTAAAGAACCTTTATCTGATTGAATTTTAATAGTATTTTTGTCAAAAGAAATTTTATTAATATCAGTTAAAATACTTCTGGTACCTACTAAAGAGTTTGCAGTTTTATTTTTTGAATCAATTAAATAATCGTCAACAATTTTTTGCGTAGATTTATCTATTATATGCAAATTACCATCATAGTATCCATTTTTGCTAATATAAACACCATTAATCTGTTGGTCATATTTAAATAGTCTACCTTGATTGTCTTTATGTATGTAATCCGGAAGGCTTGGTTGGCGTCCAATTTCATTTCTTCTTTCAGGAACCCCCTCTATACTATATACAGCTTTCTCAAGCCCGCTTATTATATTATCTAAATTACTATCAAATGTTTCGTCAGGAGCGTCTACCCTATGATTATATCTATTTTTTATTGAAGGCTTTCCAATCGGGAGTCTATCTGGTCCTGTACCAGTTCTTCCTATCTGAACACTCATTGAAGATGTCCCATAAGGGTCTTCTCTTCTTGGGTCTAAATTTGATAAATCATATGAGCCGTCATCTTTTTTTAAACCCTTTTTATCTAAATAATCACGCCATAAAATAGCGCCTTCTGATTCTTCTTTCAAATACTCTTGTGTCACCTCCCTTGCATGCAATACAGTTTCTGCGTTATTTCTTCTTAACCAGAAAATAACATTGTTATTTATTCTACTTGGGTCATTAAATGTACATAATACTTCAAATTCTTTAAAATCCTTTTTAAATACTATTAAATCATCATTGCTTTTAGGCTTATAAAATACATACCCCGCCTCTTTTGATAATTCTTCTGGAGTTTTACCTTTTGCATCTGCGGCTTCAGAATTTTTTTGAATCGCTATTCTAAATAAGCCGTCCAAATTATCCCCCATCTTGTCTACAATAAATGAAACATCTTCTTTTATTGGTATTTTTGCTGTTATAAAATCAATAAATTCAGTAGGATAATTTATTGCAATTTGTATTTTACTTCTTATTGCTTTAGCTGCTGTTTCGCCAAATTTTTTCTTTAAAACATCAAATCCATTAATTACAGGTCTAGGAAGCTTTTCAACAGGAACTTGAGCTTTTGAAGCTACTGGATTACCTAAATCCATACCAAACATCCTAGCAATATCCGCAATGCTTTCTGTGGCAATTCTTTCAAAATCCTCTAATTCTAGTTTAGCCTGCTTTTTTAATTCCTCTGCGGTTTTGATATTTTCAATCTTTATTGCCTCTCCTTTACGAATAGACTCCGATATGTCATTAAAAAAGTCAACAACTTGCTTTGTTTTTTTAATATCTTTAAATGGTTTAAATGCGCCATTTGTTATCTTCTCTATTATATCATTTATAATAGCAGCAATTTTTTGGAATGTACTTGTAGATAATTTAGTTTCCTGTTCAGCTAACATAGCTGTTAATTCTGCTAAATACTCCTCGTAAGTATCATTTTTTGCATAAGTAGCCCTGTCAGCAAAATCGATTAATGTTTGATTATCACTTTCATTTAGTACAGATGCTATCTTCTCCCTAAATTCTTTAAATAATTTTGGGTTATCGCCAAATGCCTTCAACATAACTCCATGAGCTACCTCGTGCGCTAATGTCTTATTATTTGCTCTGTTCAAGTTAATATCAATACGACCTGAATATTCACCTTTCTTTTTAGAATAACTAAAATTACCAACGCCCCCAACTACACCGTCAATTTCAGCATCTTTCATGGCTGCGTTATAACTTTCGTTGCTACCATGTATTACAATATCAAAATTAGGCAACACTGATTTTAGTGTTGTTATCATTTTTTCAGCTGCATCAATAATGCTAATTTTAGCTTTATCTTCTGTTTTTGACCTCAATTCATCAATAGCAGTTTTATCTGATATAGATGCGCCTTTTTGTTGTTTTGCTTGCTCTTTTTGGAATTCTATAACTTCACCACTTGCTCCCAATTCAACTGCCTTATCAAGCATAGAATTAGCATCATTAAGTATAACCGGCGCTTGAGCTGCCTTACCGAACATTTGCTTCATCTTATTTCCAACCCTATCGGCAATAGCCCCTAAAACCTCTGCAGGAGCAACCTCGGTTGTTGTAGTGTATCTATTATAGGCATCCTCAACGATTTGTCTTAATGCCTTTGTGTTATATCCTAATTCTTTTGCTACCTCTCTTTTTATATCATCCAATGCTGTAACTCCATCTTTTACATAATCAGCTACAATTTCTTGCATTGATTCTATATCTTCTGTAGTTGCTTCTCTAACAGCAAATGGAGCTTCTTCTAATCCTTCTTCTTCTAATTTTCTTCTAAACTCTTCTTCTTCAGCTTGCATCTGCTCGCTCATTCTGTCCTCATATGACTTTTGAGTATATTCTGGACTATATCTTTCTAAATAAGCTTTAGCTGCATCAAATCTTGTATTATTATTTCCAATTTCATCCATCAAAGCCTCCTTAATATCATCTATATCAATCCTTTGTTTATTTACCTCCCATAATCTATGCACTAAATCATCTAACGACTCGTTACCGCTAACATAATCTCTAGACTTGCTTTCCTCTGATTTTGTTTTAACCTTTCTTCCGGTATTTAATGTGGCTCTAACATTAGCAGTAGTACCTGCAATTTCATCAACAACAGCCTGACTAACTATACCACCATCCGCTAAATACCTTAACCCAACCTCCGCTCCGTCAGAAGGAGCGTCCATTTCTTTTACTTTTTTATAAACATCTTTAGCTTCAGCAATTTTTTCACCTTTCGTAGATGTTTTCTTTACAGGAGCAAACCTTTCTTTAAAACTTTTTAATTTAGATTTTATTTTAGTTTTAATTTCTTCAACTTTAGTAGGTTTGACCTGCTCCTTTACTTCAGTTGGTTCTTCTTTGGTAGGTAGAGATTTTTCTATTGCTTCAACTTTAGCGTTATGTTCATTAATTGCAGTTTGCTTATCTCTGCCACTTAATTCTATTGTAGGAATAGCATCTACTCCAATTAAATTTAACAAATTTGCCCTATGGTTGCCATCTTCAATTTCATAAGTACCATCAGGCAATAAACTTGTAACAACAGGGTCTTTTATAACATACTCTTTTATCTTTTGTTGTGCTTCTTTATTGTTTTTTAAATATTCAATTACCTGCTTTATTTTACTTGTGCCTAAATTTTTATCAAATATTGGTATATCAAAACCCGTTTCACTCGCAATAAACCTTGCTACATTAATAATATTTTCTTCTGTAAACCCTTGCGTACCTATTGAGCCATTTGGTCTTTTTAAATCTGCTGTCGGAATTAAATTAACTAACTCTTCAAATGGTTTAACTTCTTCTTTTACTTCAACAACTGGTTTAACCGGCTTAACTACTTGAACAGGCTTTTCGACAACCTGTTCGGCTTTAGGTTCAACTTTAGGCGCTTCTTTGCTTTTCTCTTTTAAGTTTATTTGATAAGCTATATCTTCAGCTATACTTCCTTTAAATGTTCTCTTTTTACCATCAGCTGTTTCCAAATTAACGGAAACTATATTTCCATTTTCATCTTTATTAATAGCTTTTAATGGATTTGAGTATCTGTTTATGTAAGGTTTTTCTCTTACACTTATATTGCCTTTGTCATCAATTGAAACTAAAGATTCATCATATTTAATATCAAATTCTGACGCTGGCTTCTCTTGTATTTCAGACACTTTACCTATTTCATACTTTTCTCCTGAAGCCTCGTTCTCAAAGACAACATTATCGCCTTCTTGTAAGAAAGTTCCTTTTTGGTCTTTGTATGTACCTTTTTTATCTACAATCTCGCCTATTGTAATATCCTTTTCTACAGGCGGATTTATGGCTTCTATAAAAGATGCTTCCGTACCCATTTCATCTTCAGCAATTTCTCCTGTTTCTTTGTACTTTTTTGCTCTTTTGTATAAATCAGACAAATAATTAGGGTCGCTATCTATTTTCTTATTAAATTCTTCAAATGAATTAGGAAAATCAAATTCTGGGTTGTTTGATTTTACACCATATAATATATCAAATTGCTCTACTCTTCTGCGTCTGTTTTCATCAACAGGAGCTTTCTTTCTGCTATCTTCTTTTTTAATTGCTTTAGCTAAATCATAACGAGCTTGACTTATTGGAGTCTTATCCCCATTTTCATCAACTTTATAATAGGTAGTTTCTTCCCCTTTTCTGCCATCTCTTTTAATGTATCTTGGCTTTTTACCGGTTGCAAGACCTTCTAAATAATCGCCTGTTTCATCTATTTTAGCTTGTATTAAATCAATTTGGTCTTGCTTTTCTTTTCTAAATATAGGGTCAACTTGCATCATCTCTTCGCGAGCTTTTTGCAAATCTTCTTGTAATTGATTTCTTTGAGAAATACCACCTATAATTTTATACTTATCTTCTTTTGATACTGTTGTAGGAATCTTCCCTGCAATTTCTGCATATTGTTGTGCAGTTATGTTTGCTGCTTCTGCTTCTTCTGGGGTTAAGTTACCTTCTTCTACTTGTTTGTTAATTTGGTCTTGTATATTCTGCAAATCAGTGGTAACTTTTTTGTTACCTGTAGATTGACCAAACTCCTTTTCTGTTACTTCTTTATCATCAACATAAAACTTCTTTTCACCTGTTGCATTAGCAATCTCTTGTCTAATCGCCTTGTCAGTACTATTTAAGCCCTGTAAACCTGCTCCCGTTGCTCCGCCCATTGCAGCACCCATAACGGCATTATTAACAACATTTTTCCAAAAGTTTTTATTTATATCTTCTTCATTAAAAACTTCTTTTTCTGCTATTTTATTAGTTGCTACTTTTATAGCATCTGAAGCCGCTTGCTGAATACCTTCTGTACTTCCTTCCACAAAAGCACTTTCTACTCCTTTTATACCTACATTTTTTAATTTAGTAGATAGTTTAGCTGCTTTTTTAACCATCTCATCTTGAACCTCTTTTGCAGTAGCTTTTATACCTTTTTGAGCAAACCCTTCAATAACCTCTGCTGTAATTTTCTTTTGTATACTTTTAGCTAAACCTGTATTTTTTAATATTTTATCTATAGAAAATTTCTCAAGAGCTGCTTGAGCTGCCGCTTGAGTAAATAAATATCCTACCTTTTGAACATCGGTTAATTTTTTACCTTCCCCGCTTTCTTCTAATTCTTTTGCATTATCATTAATTGATTGTTGGGCAAATGTCAAACCACCAGAATATGCGCCGGCAGCCATTTCTAATAATGTTTTAGGCGCTTGAAAAGCTAACCCTCTAACATCTTCAAAATCTACGCCACTAAATAACCCTCCACCTTCTTTTGGAGTAACATCAAACTCACTTTGTTGCTGTTCGAATTCTTTACTTGACCTTGATGAGCGAGCTTGTTCTATAAAACTAACAGCTTTCTTTCTATCTGCATCCGCATTAGCAATTCTCACGCTTAATGGCATAGAAGGTTGAGCGCCAAGTATGTCAGCCATATAAACACCGCCTCCTACAATTGACGATAAGCTTCCGACTAATGTATTATATACTCCGGCTACATTGCTGCCCTTAATTTTATCTTTCTGAATAGCTTTACCTATTGGACTTTTATATCCAATAGTAGCCACTTCTTCTCCTATATCAAATTTATCTTGAGATGGTAATGGTGTAACCGAATATCCTGAACGTGTAGGTTGGTCTTTTTTTTTTAATTCCCCACCAAATTCTGCAAACGGATTTGCCTCCTTTTTTACTACTTCCCCACCAAATTCTGCAAACGGATTATTTTGTTCTTCTGGCATTTTTATTTTCTTTTTGCTGTTGGATATTTCTTTCTAAAAGCTTCCCATTGAGATGCATCTATAACACCTTCTTCACCATTTAAAATTACGGTAATTTTATTATTTGCAGATGGTTTTGGCTGTGTTTTTTCCCCCGATTTTGGTAAATTTTCAATTTCGGCTGCGCTTTCACTACCTGATATTTGCTGATAAGAACCCTGAAGTTTATCTCTTAAATACGGGTCATCCGCTTTAATAATATCGCCGCCCGCCATTTTACCTTTGCCATCCACATACTTTAATTGCACTCCAGTAACTGTACCATCCGGTCTTTTATATACCTCTATTTTAGAAAACTTTGACTTACCCCCACCTAAACCATAAAGTTTACCAGCCAATGCTTTTATATTATTTACATCATTAGATTTAATAGCATTTGTAAACGAATCTAAATATTGTCCAATTTTAGCTGCTTTTCTTTCCCCTTCTGTTGGTTTTTGCCCTGCATATGATGGAGGAGGATTGTATGATGTTTCAGATAGACCCACAAATCCTTGTGTATCTTTCTTTTTTAAATAGTTATATAAAGCATTTCTATTAGCAAAATCTTTTTCTTGTGGGCTAAATGTTTTGTACTCTTCTGGAGTAAATTGCTTTTGTGCTAATGAAACAATTTCAGATTTAGCATTATTCCCACCTTCTGTTAAAAATTTATCATATGCTCCTTGAGGAACCATATCTAATGGCTTATCAACTCCCCTTAATGAATTAGCAGGCAATGGTTCATTTGCTATTTCAACTCCTCCATATGTCAAAGATGGAATCTTTCCACCTTTTTTTATAAATCCGCTAGGTTCAACTTCAAATGTTGGCTTATTCCAAAACCCCATTTTACCTGAAAATGTAGTATATGCTTGAGGCGTACCAAGTTTAGCCTCTATATTACGAGAAGATTCTTTACCTGATATTACTTTATCTAAAGTGTTATATTCTGTAATGTATTTGGATAAATTTTCCGGATTTGACAATTGAGCAATAAGCGCAGAATCTTCTACTTGATTTGGGTCAATAAATTGACCCTGCGCAATTCTTCTATTTCTAACATCGCTTCTTAAATCATTTTTAAGCGCAGCAGCATCTATTGAAGGATAATTTTTTGCATATTGATTTACAACTTCATCAATATTATTATGTTCTAAAATAAATGTATTTGATGCTCTTGTAATACCTTTCATTGCGTCGTCTATTTCCGTTTGCAATGCAATAGGGTCAATTGACTTATTATTCAATTTAGCCATTAAGTTAGATTTTACCTTTGATACAGCGTCTTGCGCTACCATATAAGCTTGTTCATCAGCAGGCATCCTGTCTAATCTAACTCCAGATTGAATCATTGCCATACTTCTTTGCCTTTCCGCTTCTAATTCTTTAGCTTTTCTTTCCTCTGCTTGTTGATTTCTAAAATTAGCTTGTTCTAGTCTTTGCCCAAATCTTTCTTCTTGAGCAGTTGCAGCTTGCAAGGCTTCGCCCGGAGATTGAAACATCTTTGGGATATTTACCGCATAACTACCTAAATTTTCTGCCATAATATAATTTTAAACTATTTATCTTCCAAACATAGACATACTAGGCAATTTGCCTCTAAATTCACGAGGAGCGCTATACTTGCCTGATGCTGGATTTGCAAAGCCGTAATATCCTTTTTGCACATTAGGCAAAACATTGCCACCATACGCTTTTGGCATTTGCTGTTCCATACCCGCGTATTTACTATAATCACCGCCTTGCAACACTTGTTCAGCGTAATTTGCAGGAGCATTAAACCCTGCATCTTGTGCGCCACCCATCCCTCCTAACATTTTATTAAAATTGGCTGCGTTTTTATAGTTGCCATATTGCATAATTCCACCCGCAAGGTCACTAACACCACCAAATATATTATTCATACCTGACTCTCTTAATGCAGCTTGAGCTTGAGAATCTAATTGAAATTTCATCATTTTATTTGCCTGTACTTTATCACCTTCAGCAATAGACATTCCGTAAGCTCTACTTAAATTATCTAAAACTCCTACTTGTTGTTGAGCTTCTTGACCAGCTAAATTCGAAAAAGCTTGATTAGCATTCTCGGCAGCGCCTGCTCCTGTAGCTAATAAGGTAGCCGAATCTGTTGCGTTTCTTTGAGCATTAGACATTTGGTTTGATTGCGCTTGTCTAATATTAGCTTCAGCTTGCGTAAACGCGCGATTTTTACCATAAAATAAATTTTGAACAGCACCCAAGTTTTGGTCTGCTAATTTATTTTTTTCGTATTCGGCAAATATTGGGTTTATCTGATTAGCTTTTTTCATTTGACTAAAGCCAGATATGGTTTTGCCAAGCGCCCCAACGCCTCCAAGTACTGCTCCTAATAACATAATTTTTTATTTAAAATTAAACAATTTATTGATTTCCTAGAATAAAATTTTGTCCTCTTGATAAATTAAACCCTACATCAACAAAATTAACATAAATTATTGATTCGTAAGATTGAAATTCAGTCATAATTTGAGGGATTTGAGAAAGAACAACATCTCCGGTATTAAGCTTTTGGTCTGCCGTTCCTGTTGTATTTGGCGATAATCTATCCCTTAATATTCTAGCATACAAAATACCCTCTTGGTTTGTAAAATCAGAACTTGTTAAGTCTGTAATTTGCGTATTAGGTAATGTTGTGTAGATAACCGTAAAATTAGGCGCTTGACTGCCTTCTATTACAATTTCAGCCATATCTTTTAATCCGCTCAATGGCTTATTTAAAACCCAACATATTCTTACAGGGTATTGTTGTCCAAACCAAGTGTTCCACGTAGAGCTATTTGTATTAAATTCATATAAAGCACCATTTTTCCATCCAAACATTCTGTTGTCAAAATAGTCGTATTGTTCTGCAATGAATTGATAATCACTTATCCACTTATTCTCTTGAATATTAAAAGTCAATGTTTTAGCTAATCCATCAGACATATCAAATCTATTTATAATAGAAGATGCGTAAGATGGAACTGAAGAATAACTAGGCAATGTATCAGCATAATTTTCATAAATCAATCCCGGCAATGTTACACCAAGTTCTTTGTGATAAGGGTCAACGTATGTTGGTATATGATGAAATCCATTGATATTATCTAAATTACCCTCACTTGCTGCTAAATACCCTTTTGCATAATTCTTAAACAATTTTTCTTGCTTATAAGAGCTTACTGGAAATAATCCATTTGAGCTATACTGAACAATAGTTCCATTATTTAAATCATACCAAAATATTACACCCAAATATTCAACTACCGTTTCTGGAGCGGTAGTTCCAAACATTCCTTTTAACACATTAACCGTACCTATTACAGCAGTATCTTGAACTAAAGATGAATTAGAAGAGGAACCAACCAATTGAACTTCACCCAAGTAGCATGATGCAGTTTGAAAAGAGCCAATAGATAACATTACAACACCTTGTTCTGTTGTTTTTGAAGCTAATTGCAACTTTTGTATGCTACCTGTACCCAATGGAATTGTTTTAAAATTTAAAGCCTCAAATGTACTTAATCCATTATTTTGAGTTCCGGCTGTAAACACATTAGAATATCTAATTTCGTGTTCATTTCTATTTTGCCCTAATAAAATAACAAAATTAGCAAAGCCTTGGTCGGTAAACCAATTTCTAAAAAAAAGGTCATTTGGGGACATGGCTTCTACGTAATAATATACAGTAGAATTAAATTGTCTTTGAAATACAAAAACATCGCCTATTAAGCTACCTGACAATGCAGAATACTGCCTATTAACTGTCCCCGCATTTGTTACCGGATACATGTTTCCAACTTCGTAAAAAGGTTCATTCTCTCCCTTTATGTATGGTGTATATATTTCATATATGTAGGGAATATTAGTTAAATCTGATACCAAATACTCTGATTTTAATAAAATATAAGCTCCATCTTGACCTATAACCGGTATTTCGTATCTAGTATCGTTACTATCAATAAGCACGCATATATCCCCTTCTGTATAATTGTACCCCAACCCTGATTGTAATAATATAGTTGTATCTATTGCAATTGCGTTAGTGGTAACGGCATTCCAAGTAGGAGAATAAGTATAAGTAGCAAAATTAGGGGATGTAACTGTCACATTTTTAGATGCATATTTATTAGTGCTACTATATGAATCTATAAAATATCTTGTTCTTAAGTTATTAGTTCTTAAAATAGAATAATAATAAGCCCAATCTGGTATTTCATTTAATCTATTAGCATTACTTAATGTCCAATCTAATGTTAATACATTATTTGAGGCGGTATCAGATGATGCTATTGTAAAAGGAGAGCCACCATAACATTCCAATTCGCAAATACCCGCACTTATAAATTGAACTTCAAATACATCGCCAAGTATTATACCATAATCGTTTAAAGTTAAAGTAGAATTAAAATAATATGGTAAACCCATCGATGCAGTATCAATAAATTCCTCTGCAATTACTGTAGAATAATTTTTAAGTATTCTTATTCTAAATACCGTAAATCCCGGCGTTAATGCTGTTACACTGCCAATTATATTTACATATATATCGGCGGTAAAAGCAGATGTCGCAACAAATGAAGTACCATTTCCCGCAGCGCCTCCGCTAGCAGTAAAATTACCCAATTGCACAACTTCAAATTCAAAGTTATTATCAACAGCAAAATCATAATTTGCTATTATAGGAATTACATTAAAATTACTATTTGGAGTAAATACTTTAGGTGGGGTGGTAGTAATATTACTACCTTTTGTTACAACACCGCATTTTCTTCTTGCTTTATCATAAAACGCAAGACCTAATTGATAAGATGATTCACTTTTAAAGAATCTTTTATTAGCACCGGCTATTGCTGTTGTTTGTGAAACAGCCAATGAAGTTGTCGTTGGAGTATCATAACCGGATAAATTATTAGCTAAAAACATTCTATTAGATGCGCTTTCTATCGTAGTCGAAAGTAAAGGAACGCTGTCAAATGGTTTAGAAGAAATTGAGCTAGGGATAACTGCTCCTGTTACATCTCCATAATAATCAAAAGAAAGCTGTGTCGTTCCGTTATTATGAGCTATAAATGGCTGCTCGTCTATTAATTTGTCAAATGTCTTAATTACATTTGCTGAATTAGTAAGTTCATCTTTAGCAACAAGTCTAATAATTCTTGCAGTTTGTGGTATTTTTTCTAATAAATTTAAAGTACAATATATGTGATTATACAATTCTTGCTCACCTAATTCAACTAAATTCAACATAGAAGCGACAGAATATTCTCCAAGTACACTTTCTTCCCCATCAAAATAAATATATTGCCACACAAATAACCAAGAACGATTTGCTATAAAATTATTTATAAATTGATTGTCGTATTGTTTTACTATTGCAGGAGCATATGCCGGAGGTCTTCTTATTAACATAATCTCATAAGAGTCAGTTAAGCTTGTATAAGCCCTAGCATCAGTATTGTATGATGGGTAATTTAATTTTATACCACTATCAATATTAATCTTTTTAGGTTCATTGTAATTATCTGTCCAATAAAGTAAACCTTGATTAACCTTGCAATTTTTATCAATTCTATTATTCTTATTGAAATTTAACCCCCCTGCAACTTGACTATCGTACAATACAGCATATGTTGTAGATGTTGTAAAATCAAATGCATAAATTCCGTGGTCGTCAAATGTATTATATACAAACCAAATTAATCTTTGACCTTCAATATCTACACAGCTTCCTATACATATATTTGTTCCATAAGGAGGATATACTGATTGCGTTATAGAGGTAGTTCCGGGTACACCTTCTACACGATAATTTTTACCATATTGGGTAACCCCAACACGCCCGTTCATTAGCCTTAAGTATTGAGCATCATCCAATAAATGCAATGAGTCATCTTGATTTGTTCCGCCAGTAAATAATTTTTTGCTTCTTAACATTTCTATTATGATTTAGGCGCTGCCATTGTATTCTTTTGGACAATTCTCTTAATTTTTTCAACACTCCAATCAGCTTTTCTTGCTCTCAATATCTTTCTTTCACGAATGTATTCGTTTTGAGCTAATTGTTTTTCACCCATATTGTAATTTCTATTATGAGCCTTCAATTGAGAATCAATGTACGCTTGAATTGTTTTTATTGCATATGGGTCTACCAATGTTGCAGCATCTGCTGACTGACCATCTGAAATATATTGTAATACCACATTTTCAACATATAATTTTTGGTCTATTTGGATTTGATTTCTTTCTTTAAAAATTTGAAAAGTATCTTCTTGATACCCCGCACCTAAACCAAAAAACCTACCAATATTTTCACCAAAATCATTATAGTGGACTGTAAACCATTGAGCATAAGGCAATGCGCCATAATATAGTTGAGCTTGTCCGTTATTTGAATCCGGAGGCGTTAAATTATCTGTCCAATCCTGTGGGTTAAAGTTACTATTTGTATCTAAACTTGTTAATGGGTTTAATGTTAAAGTAGGCACTAATGGTCGTATTCTTTGCCCTACCATAACGCTAACATTAACATAATCCTGATAATCTTCAGGTAATTCTGCTGTATTGATAGCCTGATTTACCGGAAGTATTTTTGTATTTATGACACGCAAATCGTCAAATGTTATATCACGAAGACAATCTGATGCGTAAACCATAAATTGCATATACCAATGCAATGGGTATCCTTTTTTTAAAAGAAAATTTTTAACTATATAATCTAAACTTGCTGTAGTCATTTCTAATTAATTTTTTGTGATGCTGAACTATAATTGTTAACTATGCCCGTTTCAGGAATGACTGTAGCAAATTTAGCAAACGCTTTCTCTACAATTTCCTCTTCCATACTTGCAGGTATTGGCAATGGGTCAGTGTTTGAATACAATGATATATCCATTACAATCAAATACATATTTACCGTATCAATACCAAGCAATAAAATATCTTTTGAAAAAATAACAACGTTTTTTCTTATTTCAAACCAAACATTTCCCAACAAATCGTTCAATAATTTATCAGCCCTCAATAATGCTCCTTGCCCCAATGGAACAGGAATAAAATCATTATCTTTATTATCTGTAACCCTATAAACACCCATATTTCTTGGTAAAGAAATTGGAATAATTGGTAGTTCGGCTTGTGATTTGTCACCAAGAGTTGTTACAGGTATATTTTCATAAAAAGCTATCATTAAATTATCTGGGATAGTTTCTCCTGTTGGCAATGTAGCATTGTAATACTGCATTTGAAACATAGAGTTGATAATTTGCTCTATTGCTTTAACTATATCTACATTTTGCACAGGTTGACTTGCGTCCCTGAATCCGCCGGCTAATCGGGTTTGTACTTGTTCAGCCAAAAGGTATTTAGTGCTATTAGCCATTTTTATTTAGTTTCTTGCGTTTGATTTTGTGCAAATGCCTGTATGTCTTGTTCAGCCATATTGATGCCCCAAAATTTTAATGCTATTGAAATAATATTATTGATATAAACATCCGTAAATTCTAATTGTGTACTTGTAGCGTTGTCGTAATTTATTGTTCTTCCAGAGGTCGTGTAACCATATACGGGTTTCAAAGGTCTTCTCAAGTAATTATAAAAACCAGTTTGAGCAACTTGCGGGTATATTTGAAATCCGGTTGCTGTATCCTTTGCTATTGGCAATGATGTGCTTACAGGTCTTAATTGACTCTTTAAAGCTAAAGCTGTTTCGTCTTCGTTTACAAATCTTACTGGATTTACACTGCTACCCGTAACGGTATATGCGCCCCCAATCATATGTAAATAATCAGAAGCAAAATTAACCTGTCCGTCTGACGCAGAAGTAAATTGAACTTGTGAACGAAGCTTTCTAATTGCGTCATGAATCTTTTGCGTTGCGCCGTACTGCTCAAACCAATCTGATACAGCTTCTATTTGTGCGTTATCAAGTGTTGACTCAAATTCCGGTATTGTAACAAATACACCTCTTTCTTTACGCACAATAAAGACCATGAAGTTGTATATTTCGTTTAAGTTGTATGCCATGTTAATTTTCCTCCCAAATTCCCAATGCTCTATGGGATTTTATTAAATAATAAGATTTATCTCCGTATTCGTATTTCTCAAGATATTGTGGTTCAAACCCAATAATATCTCCTTTTTTTAATTTAGAATCATCTGGCGCTGACAATACTCTTGCTCTATCACCAAGTCTAACTTTTGCCTCAATAGTATCAACAATACCCATTTGCTTAATTACATCTTTTGGTATGCTTTCATCAATTGGTTCTAAAATAACTCTATCCCCAACTGTTATAAGTTCATCCTTAACTATTTTAGCATAAATATCCCTGTAGTCAGCTTTCCAAACATCGTTATCGTTTATGTCAATTAAGTTTTTAAATAAAAACTTTTGCGTTTCTCCAAAACTAAATTGAGACTTCCATCTACTTAAATCATGTTCAGACCCTTGACATCCGTCAACAAAATTACCTCTTTTATCATGCAATGTACCTACCCAAATATGAGTTATCTTCCCCGGCATCGCTACAATAAGCAATCTCTCTCCTTTGCCATTTGTAAACTTTTGATAATAAGGACTATCTTTTGTTATTTCCGTAAAACTTCCGCCATCTGATTCAAATTTCCTTTCTGCGACTACGGAATAATCAAATAAAACCTTATCTCCATTTTTAAGTTTAGAAACAACTTTAGAATTATCTCCTTTTGGATTTTTTGGCAATCCATAAATTTCACCTACTACCGTAGCGTTCCATTCAGGTCTATATGACCCGTCAAGATATAACTCTAAATCACCTACTTTAATTGTATCTTGAATAGGTTTTGTTAAGCTTAAAAAAATATGATTTACCGGTTGTGCTTGCATATATGGCATAAAATTAGACTTTTTTATTTATTAAAAATTAAAATGCCCCCAAAAATTTTGAAGGCACTTTTTTAAATTAAATTACAGCGTCAATATAGCTCTCGTCTGGAATTAATCTTAACTTCTCTCCGTCAACCTCAATATCTACCCCTACACTATGGGCAAACATTATTCTATCGCCTTCTTTTACAAGCGCAGCTTCAGTTCCAACAGCAATTACTTTGCCTGTTGAAAAATCATTTTGAGCCGTTTGCGGAAGATAAATTCCCGCATCTGTTTGCATTTTTGCTTCGTCAAGTTTTACTAATACCCTTTTGTTTAATGGTTTAAATTTCATTTTTAATTTAATTTTTGTGTTTTTAATATAATTAGCGCCCTTGACCTCGATACGCTTTTGGTCTTTGACTGTGTTTATTGTAAGATTTTTTAGCTCTGCCTGTTTTTGCTTTACCAAATGTAATTTTACTTGAAGACGCAAGTTTTGCCATTTTTTTTAATTTAAAAGTTTAATTGCAATAATACAATAATTTGACTTTAATCCTTCACCATTTTCAATTAAAGTAATTTTAAACCTCAACTCATCTGATGTCAAACCGAAACCTTCGTCAGTTTCCTGAACGACTATTTCGTCACCATTTTTGTAAGGTCTATCTCTTTTTGTTAAAATGAAATTTTTTTCTCCATTTTTAATTGATTCAAAATACTCTTTTGAAAAGTTAAATAAATGTGTCATTTTTTTTAGTTTTGTTTTTAAAATAATCTTTATCTAATTCGCCGCCGTCCATTTTATTTGGATGCACGAGTATGTCGTCGTCGTAAAAGTTCCGCACCATGCCGTTGTGGTATAGTATGACTTTCCAAACAGTGTTTGTGTCACTTCCGTAGTCAATCCATGCAATTGCTTTTCCGTATCCAAGTGGAGTTTCGACATCTATTGGGTTGTTTAATTCGTGAATATACATTAAAAATTGTTTTCTTCTTTATTACTACTTGATAATAATTGTATTGTTGATACTCTACAATGTAATTGAGGAACGGTTTCATTTGTCTTGGTGTTTTGATAAGACTTTGCTTCTGGCTTTCCCTCCGTATAAACCAATGTACCTTTCTTTAAATAGTTTGACACATTAAGCTTTTCAGTCCAATAAGCGCAAGAAACCCAAGTTGTTCTTTCGGTATCTTCTCCTTGTTGGTTTTTAAACTTTTCGCTGTAAGCTACAGAGAAATTAATTACATTTTTACCATTGACATTGTTTACGACTGCGTCTTGTCCTAATCTTCCGATTACAGAAATTCTAATCATTGTTTTTGTTTTTTATATTAAAAATTTACATCTTCTCCATTGTCATCTTTATAGGGAACCCAATTATCAAATGTCTTTTGCACCGCGGCATCTGGTCTTAAAATTATATTTTTATCGTTTATAATCTTCTGCAACGAATCCAATCCATTAAATAAAAATCTTCTAGTTTGAAAAAACATTTGAAACAAAATAAAACCTTTTTTACCAACAATCTTTTGCCTTCTTATTTTTTTACTATGAAATTCACAAGACGGATTTTGAGGGTCTGTTTGAGCAAAAGGTCTATGATACACAAGGATATTATCCATTTTATTATTCCACATAGCTCCATCAGTTAAATCAAATACATCGGGACATGGATAGTTTCCATCTGCTGCTTTTTGCATTTTTGTTGGATGCGCAATTATCCAAAAGAAAATATTGTTTATTTGAGAGAATCTTGAAAACACTGACAATACCCACTCTAAATATTTATCACTTCTTTGAAACTTTTGATATTCATTTGTTAATTGGTTAAACGGGTCAATATCAACCCCATCAACATTCTCCTTAACAATCAATTCTAAAAATACTTCCATTATGTATTGTGGCGTAGGTGATACATCCTTTGGATAAACATAAAATACATGATGACAAACCAAGTCATAAACATACTCATATACTTGCTTGCTTGGTCTATGTGGATTTGCAGGACTACAATCGCATCCCAATATAATCTCAACAAAGTCGTGGTAGTATTCTTCAGGTGGATTATCCTCTGGCGAGAATGTAGCAAACTTCTCTCCGTACAACATTATCCTCATAGCTTGATACCACTTTTTAAATGAAGATTTACCATAGTTCCCTATTCCTGTAAGTACGGTAATCTCCCCTCTCTTTGGTTTAAATCTTTCATCTAATTCGGGAACTCCAATACCATCAACCCTAGCATATCCTTCATCATAAATTTTTAACGCCTGCTCTTTTACATCAATTCCGTAAATAACATCTTTCAACTTTAACCCTTCATCAAATACTGCTTTTTCAACTTCAACTTCCCTTCTTGAAACCTTATCTACCAAGATTTCTTTGTCAAAAGATGCGCTACCAAAATTACCCGAATTAGCTTTATATGCTGAACGGATTGCCCTATTAGCTTCGTTTTTTGTAAACTCTGAATTAGTTAAAAACTCGCTATGAATCATTGAATTAGCGGTCATTTCATTAATACCAAAACGGCAACAAGCGGATGCTAATTTAAAAATAAAATTATTTCTTTCCCCTGTTACAAAAGCCTCGTTTTTATTTGAAAGCCAAGTAACGATATTTTTAAAAATCTTTTCGTCATCATCATTCTTTTCATAAACGACAACCTTCTCTGTTTTCTTAATTTTCTTAAATACTTCAGCATTTTCGTTTATGTAAATTTCGGTATCATAACTCTCGTAACAAACCCGACTTACATTGATACCGCTTTTATCAATTTCTGGGAAAACTTCTTGTAAAGCTTGAAAATGTTCTCTATGCTTTGCCCCATTGGCTATTTTTACCAATGCCTTCAATCCATTTCCAGAAGGACTAATCCAACAAGCATAAACAAACGGATTTGATATTATTTCGGTTTGCTTTTCCCTTAATTCAAAGATATTGTCAAAATCAAGCACAACAAAACCACTATGTTGAATTAATTGGGCATCAGTTCTATCTGCTCCAAATTTTCCACTAAAGCAAATAGACGGAAGGTTTAATTTTATCTTATTTGCTTTCTCCTTATCAATCGTTTTTCTAATTTCCTCTACGGTTGTTTTACTTTTACCCTGCTGTATTCTTTTTAACGCAGCTTCAACAGAAATGTAATTTGGTTCCTTGGAAAAAATGTTCTTAAAAATGGTAATCATCGTTTATATTGGTTTAAAGGCGTTTCTAGCGGTTTCTAATTCGTTCTGATACTTATTACCAATCTTTGGAGAAGCTGTCTTATTTTGCTTTAAAATAGCATCTACAACCCATCTCTTGATAGTTAAGTAATCTGATTTTGTTTTATAAGACTTTTCTATTTTATAGGCTGACAAATATTCATAAAAATCAGTTACATGCTTTTCACCAAATTCTGTAACAAGCTGTAAATGCTCTTTTTGTGTCAATAAAATATTTTCTTTAAATTTTACTTTTTTTTCTGCTTTAACCATATCCTTATCCATATCCTTATCCATATCCTTATCCATATCCATATCCATAGACCCTTCCGAGGGGCTTATAAGGGGCTTATCTTTAGATATTCTTAAATTATATTTTTCAAGCAATATGATTACAGAGTTGTGCGCTCTATTGTCTGAATTTAAACCAGATGGGTACTGAAATTCTAAAAAAGATGGTATAAACCACTTATTGCCTTTATCAATAATTATAATTTTTTCATCAAAACTTTTAATTGCTTCTTTTATATCTATTTTTTCACCAATTCTTATTGCAGCAACTTCCATATCAACTTGCCAAATACCTGCATGGTCACAGTCATCACAGATATATAACCAAAGGAGCTTATAAGCACCTTGTAAGCCCCTTATAAAGGGCTTCTTCCACTTTTCAGTGTCAGTAAATCTTTTAGCCATCTTTTTGTAATTAATCGTTAATAAAATCAGTGTCTAATACTTTGTTAATTGTAGCTAAATTTTTATCAGAAAGGTTCATTATCCTTTGTATAAAAATTGAATAAAGTGTTGGATATGGTATTTCTGTTTTTCTTGAAAGCCAAGCTAATGGTCGTTCTTCCTGTTCGAGATAGAGAAGAATCTCGTCTTTGACATTTGAGTTTTTCATAAAAAATTTTGATTGAAAGGCAAAGTAATGAACTTTATTTTTAATTGCAAAATTTATTTTTTGAAAAATATTTTTTATTTATTTAATTATATTAATTACTTTTGCATATAACACATAACTTATGAAATACTCATCTAGTTTTACACATGATTTAAACTTTGGAGAAAAAGCTGAAGATTGGGTAAATGAATTGTTTTCTAATGGTAAACTTATAGAAGTAAAAAATGATAGAATGATACATAAGACAGGAAATTTATTTATTGAATACGAGTCAAGAGATAAACCTAGTGGACTAGCAACCACCACTGCAGACTATTGGATTTACAGAATGAGCGAACTTGATTCGTCATTAATATTTCCAACTAAAGCCTTAAAGGATGTTTGTAGGGTTTACTATAAACAAAGCATATTCCTTAAGAATGGCGGAGATAATAATACTTCCAAAGGATTTTTAATTCCATTAACAAGATTACTAAACGATATAGCAAATAACAAACAAAATGGCATATAGCACAATAATAGTTAAGAAAAAACAACTAAAATGTGGTTGTTATGATTATAATTTTAGCAAGAGCAGGTGTAAAAAACACGCAACGCTTGAGGATACGGCTAATAGGATTATAAAACATAGGCACGAAAATATAAAAGAAGATAAAGAGCAATTATGGGATTGGTTTAAAGAAAGAAGAAAAGAAATGAAAGGTGTATGTTCTAATTGTAATAACCCTTCATCAAAAAAAGATGATGAAAAGTTTCATTATAGCATAGCACATATATTGCCAAAAAGATTATTTCCATCCGTAGCCACGCATCCAGATAATTGGATAGAGCTTTGTTTTTGGGGTAATAGTTGCCACACTAATTTTGACAATAGTGTTATTGACCTTATAGATATGAATTGTTTTGATGAAATAATAGAAAAATTTATAAGGATATATCCAAATGTTGCTGAAGAAGAAAAAAGAAAAATACCACAAATATTAATTGAATATTATAACCAAAATAAATAAAAAAACCCTCCTAGAAAGGAGGGCTTCAACTAAAAAATCAATCAAAAAAAACACAGAACAATGTAAAAATAGTATTTTTTTATATATTCTACATTACAAATTTTCCGATTTCCAAATAATTAAATCTATCCCTTTTAAGCCCTTTGGCGGCGTTTTATGGTTTTCGACTGGTATTTGTTCCAATTTGGAACTAACCTCTAATTTTGGGCTATTTCTGTCATAAGGAGGCATATTTTTAAATGGTGCGCCTCTTTTAGTTTCCGTTTTGCCATAAGAATCCATAAAATAATTTACCACCGCTTGTGTTGATATTAAATTTTGTTCTTTTTTAATCGTTTCTAAAATTTCCAAGTCAAATCTGACTCCGATTGGTTTACTTTTTGCCATATTTATTGTTTGTAGCTACAAATATACACAATAATTAAATTAAAACCAACAAATGTAGCTACATTATTAACTTAATATACTCCCCCTAATCCATACCACAATCAACACAAAAGTTAAAGGTTTGTTAAAGTTTTAACATATCATTGTAGCAAGTTTCCCGCTCTATAATTGCGTGTAATATATCCCCCCTTCACGAATCCGCTAACACATACCAAACTCAATACCATATTACTTTGTATGCAGGTCGGGAACATATTAATTATACTACACCATAAACCGAATCCGAAAACCAAAACCGAACCCCCCGTACCTTTGATTGCTTGACTTCCCCTTTCGCTCGACCGCCCCCTGATTCTGGGCGTTACCCCCTCCCCTTCCAAGTGTTCTGGGATTTCTTTTCGCTAAAGCGAATGTTTATAAGGGTTTGGCGGATTTGCGATAGATAATTATATATCAATTTCGGGAATACCCACCATAAAGTGCATTATTTGACACTAATGAGTGCATAATGCGTCATAAAATGCACATTCTGATATGCTTTTGTGCTTTATATGGCACTTTATCAATCATTCTTGAGCCGTTTATCAATCATTTACGGCTCATTGAGTAAAATTACTCAGTCGATTGAGTAAAGTAAAATAAGAATATCTATATGTTACTTTAAAGCAGATTATTATAATTTAGGTACAACAAGATTTTATAATATCAAAACTTGCATAGTTTACATTTTTTGATAATAGGGTAGTATTATTACTACTTTGCGCCCATTTATATTCATTTGCACCTATTTTGTAACATTTTTACCTTTTATATGTTACAAGATATAACCGAATTACCCCTTACTATGTCACATATTTATATAAATTAGTGACACTATTTCGGACATATATTGCCAATTTATTAACTATTGCATGAATTTTTCAGAATATTCATGCAGATAAGAAACAAAGTTCCCGTTTTGGTAACAAAAGTTTCCCTATTAGGCAACAAAATTAATTTAAAAATAGTTTTTTAATTTAAAATAATTAACTTAACTTTGTTAAAAATTATCAAAAATGGCAAGACACATTAACCCAGATTCAGTTTCTAGTAAGGTTTCTACGCTAGAAGTGAATGAGATTATTGAATTTACTAACCCATATACATCTATTGCTGTAATGATTTCAAATCTAAAAAGAAAAGAAGACCACAAAGACAAAATCTTTAAGATAAAAGTCATTGAAAACACAACACAAGTAATAAGAGTTAGATAGGCTTCAACTAAAAATCAAAATCCCCTAATTGGTACGCAATTTCTACACTTAAGCTCTTTCATAAAAAAGAAAGGCAATTAATGATGAGATTGCTACCAGTTTTTAAAAACACACAAATTGCTATGCACATCCAAGTAATCAATTATCAAAGAACATTCAATTTAGGAAACTACGCTTCAGAAAAGATTGGCGTAGAAGTGGCTATTAACGCCGGAGAAGATGCTAAAGAAGCTTTGGAAACCGCTAAATCATTAGTAGAAGAATACCACAAAGAAAATGTGGCAAAACTAAAAGATTTAGGTTATTTCTATGAAGACCAAATCGAAATAGAAACTATTCCAACACAATCAAAGAAAACATTAACTGAAAAAACTAAAGAATTTATAGATGCTTGTAAAACAAGAGCAGAGCTAAAGTCTTGGGAGCTGATGTCAAAAAGCAATCCGGAATTACTAGAACATTATAACAAAAAATTAAAAAGCATAAAATAATGGAATTCTTTAACACACTTATCCATTGCAGTAGCATTGGTAAATTGCTTACAGAACCACAACTTAAAGCAGACAAAGAAGCTGGAGAACTTTCTAAAACAGCAAAGACACATTTGATAGAAGTCTATGCTAATAAAAGATACGGATTCAAAAAAGAAATTGATAACAAGTATACAGATAAGGGTAACACAGTAGAACCGGAAGCTATAGACATGTTATCGCTTACAATAAAAAGACCACTTGAAAAAAACATTAAAACATTTAGCAATGATTTTTTTGTAGGAACACCAGATGTTATTGATGAAACAATTGTATATGATACAAAGTCAAGCTGGGACTGGGTTACATTCCTTTCTAAAGTGCCAGATAAATTAGATAGTGAATACGAAGCACAAGTAAATGGTTACATGGATTTGTTAGGATTAGAAAAAGCTTGCGTTGCTTATTGTTTACTTGATACTCCAGAACACATTAGGAATTCAGTAAAATATTCTTTATTAAGAAAAATGAATGTTATTAGTGAAGAGTCACCTGAATTTATAAAAGAATGGAATGAAAAAGAATCTAACATGATATTTTCAAATGCTCCATTAGAAGAAAGAATACTTTTATTTCCTGTTTATAGAAATGAAGAATTGATTGAAAAGGCAAAAGCAAAAGTTCTCAAAGCGAGAACATTTTTACAAGAATTAGAATATAAGCATTTAAACTTTAATAAATGAACGGAGCAAATATAGTAAGTGCTATTCAGCATCTAAAAATGGCAAAAGAACATTACGATGATTTTATTAGACAATACCCTGAATCAAGTGGCGCAAGGTTATTTTTAAGCCATGTAAATAAAATTAATTGGATATTTAAAGATACCATAACCCATCCGCATATAACACAATCGGTCAGAGATGGCATAAAGAAGGAGATTTTAAGCGATGTCTTTGCAGTACCCGCCATTAACGAGAAAGTTGCCCTATTGACCCCAGAACAGCGAGAAATCATAGAGGAAACAATAGACGCTATGCTTGCCGGAGAAGAAGTTGAAATAATAGACACAGGGGGAAAACCACTTATTGATATAATTGATACTAAAAATGAGCCAAATATATTAGGAAATTTGTAATTTAGTACTATGAAAGGAAAATTAAACAAACTAGGAGTTGCAAATAGCCTTTGGAATAATATCCGTGCTAGCAAGGGAAGCGGTAAAAAGCCAACACCAGAAATGCTTGAGCAAGAAAAGAAGATTAAAGCAAAAGAAAAAAAGTAATGCGTAAGACACCAGCTTGGACAAGGGCAGAAGGCAAAAATCCGAAAGGAGGACTGAACGAAAAAGGCAGAGCATCATATAATGCCGAAACCGGAGGTAACTTAAAAGCCCCCGTAAAGTCAGGTGTCAATCCACGCAGGGTTTCTTTTGCCGCAAGATTTGCCGGAATGAAAGGAGCAATGAAAAAACCAAATGGTGAGCCTACAAGAAAAGCATTAGCATTAAAAGCGTGGGGATTTAGCTCTGTCGCAAAAGCAAGAATGTTTGCAAATAGACATAAAAAATCTTAATTATGGCAGAGTTAGACGCAATATCAGAAACAATTCATAGTGAAAACGAAGGCAATCCAATAATGGATTTTCTTAAAAAGGTATTTAGTGTTACACCTAAAGCAGCGCCAACAAGAAGAAATATTGTAATGCCAAGAGATTATGAGTTGAAGGATAACAGAAAAGTAAGCGCCACAACAGGTAAAGCAATAAACCCAAATAGAGATTTAGTAAGCGGTAAATACCCTTCAAAAGATATATACGGCATAGTAAAAGCAGCTAGAAGATACAATTTAGACCCGTATGATTTACTATCAGTATCACTTCAGGAAACAGGTTTAAATAAAAAAGGAGAAGGATTAGGACAAATAAAAATGTCTGATAATGAAATAATAAACGACATTCCAACAAAGATGGATACAGAAGAAGAGGGAGTTAAAGATGAATACGATATGTTTGCTAGAGCGTATATGTCAAAGATGAAATACGCAGATAGACTTGGAATAAAAGACCCTGCAACAAGGATGCAAACATACAATGGGTTAGGTAAGATTACACCCAACACAGAAAAAGGATACCACGGTTTTGCAATGCAAAGCATATACGGAGTTCCATTACCAAAGGAAGGTATCGACATGAGGAAGAATCCATTATACGGTAAAAGGGTTTTGGATTTAAGAGATAATGTTTTAAGAAAGGACGAACAATTAGCCAATTACATAAAGAATATCAGATAAAAGTGTTCAATTTCTTATGCAAAGCCTCCCCTAAAAAGGAGGTTTTTTGTTTTGTAAAGCGTAACGCTACACTTTCTTTTAATTTGGAAAATGTTATAACATATTGTATCTTGTGTAATAAATACCACAATATGAAACAAAGTACCACAGAGTCATTTAGAGTAGAAAAAGAAATATTAAATTGTATTAAGTTGATTACAGCAAAAACTGGACAAACAACAAAAGGATATATTTCAATTGTCCTACAAAAGCAAATAGAGAAAGACCTAAAAAAGCATTACAAAATAACAGAATGTTAAAAAAAGTAATACTCAACATAACCCCTCAAACCCACGTTAGGGCAACTCAAGGTGATTCCATATTCTTTAGAATCCCAAGAGAAAAACTACGCCCATCCGGTTTAAGCAGATTACTCCGCCTAGAGAAATACAACAAGTACAAAATTGACCTTCTAGCTGAAGCCAAAGCCAAACAATTTATCCTTCCACCAATAGGAGCTTCCATAACTTTTTTTATTCCAGTACCACCTTCTTGGTCAAAGAAAAAAAAGAAATTACATCACGGCAGATTTCACCAATCCAAACCTGACATAGACAACCTAACCAAAGCTGCATTAGATTCTTTAATGGTAGAAGACAAACAAATTGCGCACTTGGAAATACAGAAAAGATGGGTTGATTTTGAATCGGGGTGGATTGAAATTTTACACAAAGACTACGAAGAAGTTCTTGCTCTCCCC